TGGATATAAGGTTTGTTATTACACTGGGGATATTACGATATTTTTTGTATACCCGCAGATTTTAAAATACTAACCGCTATTGCCCATGTTGGGCATGGGAAGGTTTGATAGTTCTATTTTGCGCCAAACCTAATAAATGCTATACTTAACAAATGGCCACCATTGTTGATATTGACGATACTCTTCTTAGAAACGGAACTCAACCTATCCGCCGAGTTATTGATTATGTCAATGCTTTGCCAGGTGCATTAATTATTGTAACTGGAAGAAATGTGTCACAGCGTAAAGAAACTGTGGCAGCGTTAAGAGCAGCAGGTGTTAAGTATTCTAGACTTATTATGAATCCAGGGTCATCTGCAGATACCGCAAAATATAAATATGAGGTTGGCGTTAAACTAAGATCTCAAGTTAACCTAGCAATTGACAATAGTCCAAAAATGAGAGCAGCATACTCTAGGGCAGGTATACCAACAAAAGATCCTGCAACTCTTCCAGACATGAAAAAGTTCTGGAAAATATAATATAATTAATCTGTCGGGGGAGACAGCGACATAAAATAACTGGCATACACCTGAGCATGTGGATAAAAGGCTCTCTTGCTTTTCCCGCCGAAATTTGATATGATTGAGTGATGAAGAATATAGCCAACCTTATTGCTGCATCAGGATGTTTTAATTTAGATGAGGCTCTTCGTGCCGTCTCCGAACTTCATATCCCAGAAGGCACATTGGTTCACAGATGCCAAGAAGATAAAAAACCTTGGCCTTGCCAAACCATTAAAGCCATTAAAAAACAACTAACAAAGTGATAAAATATTAATATGAAAAAAGTTATGAAAAAAGAAGACATAAAATCAATTAAAAATTTTGTAGAGCCAGACGATGCTAAATCTCTTATTGATTTAATGAACAATTTAAAATTAAAAAATGAACTTATGAGTGAAAGAGGAGATGGCACTTATAGGCTTTATAATTCTGATAATCCAATATTGATGAATTTTGTAACAAAATATTCTAAAAAATTTATTGGCGAAAGAGATCTTTATGTAACTGAAAACTTAGTAGCCTTTTATCAAGAAGGGGCTTTTATGAAAGTACATAAAGACATGGAGGGTGATCGTGAAATTGTTAGCACAGTAATATATTTAAATGACGAGTATACTGGCGGGGAATTATCATTCCCTGAAATTGAAAATGGTTATTTTTATACTCCTAAAAAATATGAGTTGGTTCATTTTCCAACTCCATTTTTACATGGAGTTAATCCAGTAAAGTCTGGCAAAAGATATATTATTACGATTTCATATACCGATAAGCCAGAATATAGAAATCCTAAGTATTAAAACAATAGTGAAACAATTAGATTTTGACAAACCAATGAATCAGTATGTGTTTGAATGTTGTATTGATTGTGGAAATTTTATTAGGACAAAAGACAAGGTCAAACTAACATTATTTATGTATGATCATTATGGAGAAAAGGGTATTAAACGCTGTTCTCACAAATGGTATGGAGAATTTGTTTGGACCCTGCTAAATTGGAGGCATAGAAACCCATGACAGAGATGACTAGTGTCGGACAAGATTATAGTTATAAAGAAACTAATTTAACTTGGGCAGAAGAAGATGCAAACCTTTGGAAAGGTTGGACCTATAGCCCTGAAAAAAATCGTTATTATTTTAATGATATAGGCAATGAATCTTTGGCAGCCTTTTGGGCAGATGAATTTTTAAATCAGGCATATAAATGAAAGATTTAGTTGACTTGGCCATTTCAATGACAGAGATAGATACAGGCATAAAACTATCACTAGAAGAACGTAAAGCAATGATAGAAAGAATATTAATTAAACTAGAAACCAGTAATTAATACTAATATGAAAATACGTAAACTTTGGTCTATGTTGGCTGTTATTATTTTTAGTTCTGTTGCTTGGTGGATTTACAAAAGATATTTCAAATGCCCCATGGGCTTTCATACTAAAATAAATAAAGATCGCCCTTGTCTTATTTGTTCAAATAAAATGTTTTGATGGTACAATTGTAGATATGTTTAGAAAAAAACCAATATTGCAATATGAATCTGCAATAGATGTGTATCCCAATATTATAACTCCAGCAAAAAATCATATACCAGAATGGTACAAAGAAATCCCTCGTTGGAAAAATAATGAAATTTTTGAAATTGGTAAAGGATTTAATATAACTGTAAAACACTGTATGCCATTTTTAGATTCTTTTACAACTGGATATATGATAGTTTTACCAAACGACCTTTATGTTAAAAATAATAATGGATCACCTTTTATAACTTGGAATGGTACAGAGTTTCCTCCAAAGTCAAGAGATGGGGTTGCAGACTTAAATTTAGTTCCAGTAGGCCATCACCCTACAGAATTTACTTGGCAAACTGGTGTTGCAAATACTATTCCATTAGGATTTAGCATGCTCATTACTCATCCAATAAATAGATACGACTTACCATTTACAACACTAACTGGAATTGTTGATGGGGGATTAGTTATGCATCCTAATGGTAGTATTCCGTTTTATGTTAAAGAAGGCTTTGAAGGAATAATTGCTCAAGGAACACCAATAATGCAGTTAATACCTTTTCGTCAAGAAAACTGGTCATCCAAAAAAACAAAAGGACTAACAAAGATTGCAAAAAAACATCAAACTAAAACTAATCATTTAATTTATGGATGGTACAAAAAAACATTTTGGACACGTAAACAATATGATTAAAATTTATTATTTAACTTAATATAAAAACTTTCATTACATTTTTTGCAATACGAAGATGGGCTATCTTTGGTATGAAAAGTAGTAGAAACTAAAAATATCAAACCTTTCTTATGCATATCTAAATATTTTTTATCAGCATACCCATACAGAATTGGAATTAAAACATTGTTACAATAAGGGCACATATCAAGGAACTGTCCTCATTATTTTATAGGAGTAGGGGTTTAAAGGATCATAGTTGTAGCCACCAGTGCCTTTGTTATACCGTGCCACAATTGTGTTGTATCTATTAACAATATCAATAATTACAGTGTTAGCCTTATCAACATCACGGTCATGGGCATCTTGTTCTCTTATCAAATCTAAACTGCTTTTTGCAATAATATCACTGGTGTATCTAATGCAATAGTTAGATTGATTAAAAGCCATTTGATTGGTATGTTTTAAATCCCCTGCTACAAAAAGCAGGGCGGTAGATAATATTAAGATTAAAAATGCCTGTACCCAAATCAAAGTCTTTACTTTTATACTCATATAAATATATTATATCATCTTGACATTGAGCCTAAAATTTGATATACTGGTTTTGTATGTCGGTAAATAAATTCATTGTTTGTGAAATATGTAAGGAAGAGGTTCATGTGAGGTCTAAAATGGCATATCAAACCCTTTATAATCATGTTAAAATACACAAATGAGAAAAATAAAAGAATTTAAACAATTTGACACCCCAATTAACTTAATTATTCATACAAGGTGTCCAGACAAATGGCTTCTTTTAGACAGAGAAACTGGAGAAATATATCAAGGTAATTCTGCGGGGCATTGGGATAGGCTTGATCCAATTATAAAAAATAAATTATAACTTTACAAACTAAAACAATTGAGGTATACTTATATTATGAAAAAAATAATAATAACTTTTTTACTGCTAACATTATTAATACCAAATACTTCTGCTGTGGCTGCAACAAAATCTTTAAAAACTAAAGAAAATAAGGCTTCTTGCAAAAATATTAAAACAAAGTACGAGTTAGAAATAATGTCAAAATGGTCTGATGGCTTAGCAAGTGATCAAGAAGTATTAAAAGAAATAGATTTAAATATTGAAATATTATCTAGAGGACAAAAACTTACAACTGGTAAAATTAAAACTGTAATTAGAGATTGGATCAAAGCAGAAAAAAATACTAAAGATGCCTTAATAGATAAAAATGTTGAAGCAATTACGGCTGCAATGAATTTAAAAATTTCTTCAATTAGTAATTTTGACAAATTGTGTAAGTCTATAGAAAAATAACATGAACGAAAAACAAATACGTGAGCAAATAGCCAAAGAAATTGAGGCTATTGATATTGATCAAAGCCATACTAATGCGGTTGGAATGAAGATTCTTGCTGCAAATATTTTAAGAAATTTCAAAAACAAAAAAACAAACAAGAAGGAAGGTTACAAATGAATTTTTCTTGCAATCCAAATGAACATACTTTAGAAGCATACATTACAGATAAGGAAATGAACGTTCTATTAATATGCACAAAGTGTAAAATAGAACAAAGAGTTTTTACTAATCAAGAATCAATTAAAAACATAGATTTTAATAAAAAATAATGTTTGTTTTTTGCAATAATTGTGGCAATAAGTTAATAAATAAAGACTGTCTTAACTGTTATAATAATTCTACTGCTTTAAAAGAATTTGAGGATGAAGATGACTAATTGGACAGAAGAATTAACAGATAAACAAAAAAAACAAGTTTGGAGTTTTATTGTATTTACTGTAAAAGAAATTAGAGAGCAAATTGCTCAAGACATACTTGCAACTGCAGATATATGGATGGCAAAAGGATATTTAAAAAGTCGTAGAACATCAAAAGCATTTTTAGTTTCTGCTGCAATTGCTAGAGGAGAAAACGAAAAGATATCATGGCAATAACAGTTTATTGGTCTTGTGCCGAAGAAGAGTGGCTAAGGGCAAAAAGTCCTGAACCAGTATATCAAAATTTTATTAAAAATCTAAAAGATAAAAATACTCAAATAGAAATGTGTCCAGCAGTTAAAGATTATGCAAAAAATACTTTTTCTATGGAATCTATTTATGATTATGATTTTGAAATAGATGATAAATCAAAAAATGTTTTTTCAAAATTATATGATCAAAAATTTTTTGATCAACATGTATTAATCCGCTCAATAAATGATAAATTTTTTTCTTTTAGTCAAAAATATGTTTTTTTTACAGAAGAAAAAACATTAAAAATGTCTGCAAATATTTTTCCATATTTAGAAGATAATAATATAACTAAAAAATGTATAACAATTCCAGGCACTTTAGATATTGGAAAATGGTTTCGTGTGATGGATTTTGCTTTTTATTTAAAAAAAGATTACAATAAATTTGAAATTAAACAAAATGAAATTTATCAATATATAGTATTTGATACAAATGAAAAAATTATTTTTAAACAATTTATTTGCAATGATAAAATAAATAAATATTTATTAGATATAGTACAAGCAAAAGCATTTAAAAAAATAAAAAATATAAAACTAGAAGAATATTATTTAATGCTTAAACATAAAAAATATATAATAAGAGAAATTAAAAATAATTTAATATAGGAGTAAAAATGTTTAATATAGTGTTTTTAGGCAATTTTGAAGTTCCTTATAGCAGTGAAAATCATCATGCCAAGTCTTTGGAGTCTCTTGGCCATACCGTGCAAAAATTGCAAGAGAAAAAAGCGGGTAGCACAGAAATATTAAAAGCAGCACTAACCTCTGACCTATTTATTTGGGTACATACACATAGGTGGCAAACTCCAGGATCTAGATCTATGACTGATGTATTAAAAGATTTAAAGGCTGCTGGTATACCAACCATGACCTATCATTTAGATTTATGGTTTGGAATTGAACGTGAAAAAGATTTAAAGAATGATGACTTCTACACAAACATAGGTCATTTCTTTGCTACAGATAAGTTAATGTGTGATTGGTTTAATGAAAATACACAAGTAAAAGGACATTTCCTTCCTGCTGGAGTATATGATAAAGAGTGTTACATTCATCAAGATTACGATCCACACAACTTTGAAAATGACATTATCTTTGTTGGTAGCAGAGGTTATCATCATGAACATAAATATCGTCCACAATTAATAGATTTTTTAAAAAAAACATACGGTAAAAGATTTTTACATGTTGGTGGTGATGGAGATACTGGAACTGTACGTGGGGAAGCGCTTAATCGCATCTATGCAAAAAGCAAGGTAGCAATAGGTGATAGTTTAAACATTAATTTTAATTATCCTTACTATACTAGTGATAGATTATTTGAAAGCACTGGTCGTGGTGGATTTACTATCTATCCCCGCATAAAAGGACTTGATGAATATTTTGAAGATGGTAAAGAGATTATATTTTACGAGCACGGCAATCTTGAAGACCTTAAGCAAAAAATAGATTACTACATTTTAGATGGATTAACTAGAGAAGAAATAAGACTTGCTGGCCATGAGCGAACTAAAAAAGAACATACGTACGTTCATAGATGGACAAGCATATTAGAAATTTTAAATATAAAATGAAATATTTAGTTACTGGCGGTGCAGGGTTTATTGGCTCTAATCTTGTTGATAAGTTGATTGAACTTGGTAATGAAGTTGTTTGTATAGATAATGAATCAGCAGAGTGTCATGATCAATTTTATTGGAATAATGTGGCACAAAATTATAAATATGATATATGCAACTATGATTTAGTTGCTCCATTATTTAAAGATGTTGACTGTGTATTTCATGTTGCGTCAGATGCCAGAATACAGCCAGCAATTTTAAATCCTAAAAAATCAATAGAAAATAATGTTATTGGAACTTCAAATGTGTTAGAGTTATCAAGAATTAATAAAGTTAAAAGGGTTATATATTCAAGTACATCTTCTGCGTATGGTAAAACAGCGTTGTTGCCAAACCGTGAAAACCAATCATCAGATCCACTAACCCCATATTCTACTTCAAAAGTGTTTGGTGAAAATTTAGCAAAAGTTTATTATAATCTTTATAATTTAGAAACAATATCACTACGATATTTTAATGTATATGGAAATAGACAGCCTTTAAGGGGTCAGTATGCTCCAGTTATTGGATTATTTTTAAAACAAAAGGTAGAGAGAAAACCTTTAACAATTGTAGGAAATGGTACGCAAAAAAGAGATTTTACCCACATATCAGATGTGGTTCAAGCAAACATACTTGCTTCTGCTGTTACAAATGGTTTTGGGGAAGTATATAATATAGGAACTGGTACCAATTACTCTATTATTGAGATTGCTAATATGATTTCAAATGATATTAAATTTATACCGCCAAGAGTTGGAGAAGTTCAAGAAACACTTGCCTCTAATACTAAGTTTAAAAAATTAACTAATTGGTCTCCACAAGTGTCTTTAATTGAGTGGCTAAAGAAATGACAGAAGTTGTTCGTGCTAATTTAAATAATGAATTTTTAATTGTGTTGCCAAAACATCGTGCTGATAGGCCAGAGTGGTATACAGAAAAGGGCTGGGAAAGAAAAAGATTACGATCAATGCATGAAAACCTTGGACCAAATGATGTTATATATTATGTTGGCGGGGAAGAAGGAGAAATGGTTGCTTTATGTCAAATATGGGGGGCAAAGACTGTTATCTTTGAACCAAATCCAAAGGTATGGTCACATTATCCATTGATATGGAAGCACAATGATTTAGAAATGCCTATTGCATGTATTCCTGGATTTGCATCTGATAAGATAAATAATCTTTCAAGAATTTATTATAATGAATGGCCACCAGAAGCAAGTAACATAATTGATTCAGCACATGGATTTAAAGAGTTATATTTAGAAGGTGACAATTATGGTCAAATAACCATAGATTTTTGTGTTTATAATCATAGAATATCTCCACCTACCGCAATTTCTTTAGATGTAGAAGGAAGCGAGGGTAGGGTTTTAAAGGGCGCAGAAGCCGTTTTAAAGGAGTTTAAACCTAAGATATGGCTATCTGGTCATCCAGAATTTATGATGCAGCAATGGAATGAATATTTATATGATTTAAGATTTTGGTTGTGGGGGCTAGGATATAAAGAAACATTGTTAGATTATCAGCATGAGGTACACTTATTTTATGAGTAATATCAAGGCATATCTTTATTCAGTTAAACAAGAAGACTGTGCTGCTGATAAGTGGGATTATGGCTTATTAAAAGAATTTTTTAATAAAAATAGTATTAAACCAAGTAGGGTTATAAATCTTCCTGAAACAGACAGGGCATTTGTTGTTATTCCTGGACCCCAAAATGTAGACCATGAAGATCAAATATCTGAAGAGTTAAATAAAATAAATAGAGTAGTTTTATTTATTACTGGAGACGAAAGCGCTACCTTTAAAGTTGATAAAATAAGACATAACAATATTGAAATTTGGATTCAATACCCGCATAAAAAACATTCACAATATAATAAATTGGCTTTAGGTGTTCCGCAACATTTATCAAAAAATTTACCGCAATATCAAGACAAAACATATGATGTATTTTTTTCAGGACAAATAACACATCAAAGAAGACAAGAACTTGCAACCGTTATGCCAAACATACCTAATTCTTTTTATAATCCAACAACTGGATTTGCAGAAGGCTTAAAGCCAAAAACATATTATGACAAAATGATTTTATCAAAGATTGTGCCTTGTCCTAGCGGAGCAATGATTGTTGACTCATTTAGATTTTATGAAGCAATTGAAATGCTTTGCTTACCTATAGGTGACGAATTAGATTCAAGAATGCAACGTACAGATTTTTTTAATTTTTTATTTCAAGGTGAACATTCAATAAAAACTGTTGAAAATTGGCAGCACTTAAATGATTTATTGCCTGAATTATTAAACAATTATATATCTGAAATGCATCAAATAGTTTGTTGGTGGATAAAATATAAAAGAGATCTTTCTATTGAACTAATGAGGCAAGTAAATGCATAAAAGAGATATAACAATTGTTATGGCTACCTCTGTAATTCCAGATCACCCAAGCACAACGATGATAGAGCAAACCATTAATGATGTTCGTGTTCATTTTCCAGACAATGAAATTATTATGCAAATAGATGGTTTGAGAGAAGAGCAACAGGGTCGTAAAAAAGATTACGATGAATACAAAAATCGTATTTTATGGAAATGTTTGCATGAATATAAAAATATTTTGCCATTTGTATTTAAAGAACATAGTCATCAAACTACAATGATGCGTAAAACTATTAGTGAAATTAAAACACCTCTTCTTCTTTATGTTGAAGGAGATGCACCTCTCACTCCAGATGTTCCCATTGACTGGGAAAAATGTTTAGATATGTTTGAATACAATAAGGCTAATACTATTCGTTTTCATTTTGAATCAAAAATTCCAGAACCACACAAACATTTAATGTTTGGATTAGATAATGGTTTTATGAAAACTGCACAATGGAGTCAAAGACCACATCTTAGTAGAAAATCATACTATAAAGAAATTGTTTTGCCAAGTTGCGTAAAAAATTTTTTTATAGAAGACACTTTTCATGGCAAAGTACAAGACGACATTTTTCCTTATGAAACCTTTAATCAAGAAGGTTGGGATATTCACAAACTTTGGATTTATCATCCAGAGGGACAAATTAAACGATCTTATCATTTAGACGGTCGCCAAGGCACTAGAAAATATACTAGTGATGATGAAACTTGGGGATATAAAGAATGAGACTGGGAATAATAGTAAGATCTGATAATACTGGATTAGGCAATCAAACTAGAGAATTAGTTAATATGTTAAAGCCTAATAAAATACTCTTAATTGACTCTACCCCGTTTAATAAAAATAAACAACATCCAGAATGGTATGACAACTATGCATCTGTTCGTTCTTTAGGATTTCCATCATTACAACAAATAAAAGCATTTTTAAATGAACTTGATGTTGTAATTAGTTGTGAAACATTTTATGATCAAAACTTTGTAAAATATGCTAGGAAGGTTGGAGTTAAGACTATATTACAATATAACTATGAACTATTTGGTAATTTTTCAGCACCAAATCTTCCATTAGCAGATATATTGCTTTCTCCTAGTCAGTGGAATATTGAAATTGTTGAACGAATGTTTGGTAGTAAAGCAAAAGTAATTCATCTTCCACCACCAACAGATCCATTGTTATTTAATAATGCTAAAGAAGTTAATTTATCTAAATCTCACAATAGAGTCCTTCACATTGCTGGCAAAAAAGCAGCAAAAGATAGAAATGGAACCGACACAGTTTTTGAAATGTTAAAATTTTCAAAAGCAGATTATGAACTAGTTATTAGAAGTCAAACCGAAATAGAAACTAAAGTTAAAGATTCTAGATTAAAAATTGAAATAGGAAACCCAGATAACAGAGAAAATATGTATTCTGGATTTGATGCTATGGTTCTTCCTAGAAGGTATGCTGGTCTTTGTTTACCTATGAACGAGGCTCTTATGAGTGCCCTGCCAGTTTTCATGACAGATATATCACCTAATAATAGAATACTTCCAAGCAAATGGTTAGTTCAGTCATCTCCAGTTGGAACATTTAGAACAAAAGTCAGAATTGATTACTATGAAGCAAATCAAAGAGCACTAGCAAAAACTATTGATAATTATATTGTTAGTGATAGCAAACAAGAACAAAAACAAGAAGCATTTAAACTAGGATTTAATAATTTTGCGCCTAGTGTTTTAATAGATAGATATTTAAGTATTATTTCTCATATTTAGTTTTTTCTGAAAACTGTGGTTTAAGTATTGATTTTAATATCAAACTAAATGATGAGTCTGCACTAGATAAATATGTATGTTCATCTTTATTTAAGTTATATGATTTTAATACAAGTGGTCCTTTTGAATAAACTTTTACATCTTCCATTTGTGTGCCACCAACATTAAACATATTTCCATAAACAGATCTCCATAAAAATTGATCTTTATCTTTTAAAACTTCTTTTAATTTTTCTTTCTCCATTATCATTGGAACATGCAGTTCATAATCTAAAGGATCATCAATTCCAAGTGATTTAATTTTTTTATGCGTAGCAAAAAGCCTTCTAACATAATTGTTTCCACCACTTAATCTTTCATAAAAACGGCTTTTTTCTAGTAAAGAACCGCCATGAAAATTTATAATATTATCTATTTTTTTAATTATATAAAAATCGTCATTCATTAACACAAAAGGATTGGATATTTCATTTGAATTGCATATGGCTATTAAATTTTCAGCAGCATTTTTATATTTAGTTAAATTTTGTTTAACTTCTATATAATTACCAATATACCAATCTGGCTTACCACCAACCACCCAAATAATTGATTCTGGAAAACTTTTACAAACAGATCTAATAGAATATCTTAACTCTTCGTTTGGTCCATCTTTACATATATAGACAAAATCCATTTTATTCCTTATATAAAATAAGAAAGGCGAATCTATTTATTATAAATTCGCCAATCTTAATTGATTAGTTACTTCTTAGCAGAAGCCTTCTTTTTTGCTGGAGCCTTCTTAGCAGGTACAATCTTGCTAAGTGCATCTGAAACAGCACCAGTATCTGGTAATACGCCAAATGCTTTATCATTTGGATTAAGCGCTCTTAAGGCAACTGGGGCTAGAGCAGCAACTAATGCAGTCCATAGATCTTTTGGATCTGTCACGCCAGCCATATAAAGTGCAATTCCTGCACCAAGTACAGAACGAGCATATGACGCCAGCATTGCCTTTGTTTTATCATTTAGTAAGTTATTCATTATTCCTCCTAGGATATAACTTGTGTTAGTGTTTTATAGCCAATCCATAGCCCAATAATTCCTGCGACTCCCGCAAAAACTGGAGGGGCTGGAACTGGCAATTTGAATGCTGCGAACACGACACCGCATCCAAAACCTGTTAATATTGATAATAAAATTTCTTTCATTAGTTATATTCCTTTTTTGACCAAATTTGTTTTTTATATCCATCTGCAATAAACTTACGTACAGAGTATGTTATATTTTTTACATACTTTTCGTCATATTCTGATGATTCTGAATTCCAAATTTCTCTTTTAATAAAAATCATTTGATATATTGGAGTTCCAGCAGGTATTAATCCAGAAAATCCCTTTTTTAAAACAAATGGAACTGGCCCAGTAATTGGCCACCTATCTGTATCAATAATTGCATTATGTGTTATAAATGGTAAGTCAAATCTATTTGCTGGATGAAAATATAAAGTACTATATCCAGTTGGAGTTTTTGGCTCCCAAAAAGTATTCCAATGAAATTCTGTTTTATAATAACCATTGAAATGTGGCATAGAGTTTGACGATCTAGTGTCTTCTTTTCTAGTTGAGAGTGGTCTAATACCACCACTCCATCTGTAGTTGATTAGTGGGTCATCTTCTTCTGTATTACAATCAAAATATACATCACATGGAAGTTCTTGTGTGTATCCAGAGGTCAAAGAATCTAAAAATGGTATACATTTTTTAGCAGTATAATCTGAGCCTAAGCCATCTATGGTTGGAACCTCTATTGGCATATCTTTAAACCATTGTGGAATATATTTTTTACTTGTTTGTGGTCTTGGAATTACAATTTCAGTTTCTTTGTCTTTTGGAATAAACGAAACTTTTTGATTATTTTTCATTAATTTTAAAGTCTTCTTCTGGTAAAAGAGCAAGTAGTTTTTCTGAATAACTATTTAATCCTTTATTATTTAATTCTTTTGAAACCTCTTTAATAGTTTGTTGTGACTTTTCAATGTATTCAAATGCCCAATCTCTAGAATCAGATAAAAACTTTATGAAATTTTCTTTGTGTAAACCTTGATCTGAAGAGTCAATATTTAGATTAACATTTGATATTGCTTCTTTTAACCCCTCGTTTTCAATAAAAAGTTTGGTTAGAGCAAATTGTGATTTTTTTAATTTTTCAAAGGTAGCCCAGTAGGCTATGCCAAAAGAAAGCGACAAGGTTGCAAAAAATACAATAATTCCTGTTTGCATACTATCTATTGTACACCAGTCTGGCTATATCCGCCTAAATTCTTAATAAAATCTCCATGATTTGTTGATATATTCGCAAAATATTTTTGGTTATTTTTTGTAGAAATAAACAGATAATTATGGGCATCCCAATTATTAAATTTAAAGGCCATATCAATTTTTTCTAAGTTTAATAGGTTTAGTCCATAACAAACGTCAAACCAATTTTGTAAAGAAAAGCCTCTGTCATTTGTTAAAGATCCAAATTCATTAAATGTTGGTACTAAAAAATCCCACCTTTTAAAAACCTCTTTTATTGATTTTGGTGTATTTTTAATATCATTATAATGTTTCCAAAACTTTGTATTATTTTTTTTACCCATATAATGTAAAAAAATAAAATCAGAGGTTTGTTCAAACCATTCACAAAATCTTGAATTATAATAATTTCTAACATCTTCAGAAGTATCAAATAATTGAGAAGTATCTGAGAGTAATATTTCTAAAAAATATATTGATGTCCAAATAGAAGTTGCCTCTAATGGCTCTAAAAATCCAGAAGAAAGACCAACGGCAATGCAATTTTTTATCCAAGGAGTTTTATAATATCCTGGAGTAAATGAAAAACACTTAGGAGATTCAACTGAAAATCCTAAATAATTATCAAGTTCTTTTTTAGCATGTTCATATGAAATTAATCTTGAATTGTACACATATCCACACCCATATCTATCTTGTAATGGTATTTTCCAAATCCATCCATAATCCATTGCAATTGATTCTGTATATGGTGGCAAAGTTTCTATTTTTTCTTTTTGTAAAAAAAATGGAATTGCTGCATTTGTAGTTAATTTTTTAGATAAGTCTTTCCATTTGGCTTTTAATTTTCCCCCAATAAGAATCCTACTAAACCCAGAACAATCAAAAATAAAATCTGAATCAATTATTGACAAATCTTCTAATTTTATACTGCAAATATTTTTATTTTTATCTTCATTAAAACTAACAACCTTTCCTTCTATTCTATTAATTCCACGACTAATTGCAACTTCTTTTAAGAAATTTGCTATTTTTTTTGCATCAAAATGAATTGCAAAATGTGCTAATTGATCATAGTTATAAATTAAATTGTTTGTTTCTCTATCCTTAACATACACAAAAGGAACTTTGTTGTTTTCATTTATCATTGAAGAATAATCTGATTCTGATTTTTTTATTCTATGATGTGCTGTCATTGAATAATATAAACTATTTTGATTAAAAGTTTGATCAAAACTATTTCTAATATTTGGAGAAATTAATTGCAATGATGATCCAAAATTATGATAATAGTAATCTTTATCTGAAGTCCAATTAGTAAACTTAATTCCATTTTTTATTGTACATCCAGTTTTTTCTATAAGTTCTGTTAATGGAATTCCTAACCAATCCATTATTGAAATAAAATTTGGAGTTGTTCCTTCTCCAGCCCCCAATATTCCAATTTCTTCTGATTCTATTAAAAAAATATTAAAATTAGGCATTTTCTTTTTTACCATTAGTGCTGTCAACCATCCAGCAGTTCCACCACCAACTATAACAATATTTTTCATTTTACTATTGTTATTCCACATCTTAAACAAGCATTATAATTTTTCCCAGTAAATGGACAGGCCCCAGCCTCAACAAGGTTATGAGTTTTTATTTTACAAATAAAAAACATTATAAATTGTTTAATCACTTAATTGCCTCCCTAGTTACTAAGACTATAGCCCCGCAGTTTTCTAATGCCTTTTTTAATTTTACAACATACTGCAATGCTAATATTTTTTCATCATGCACCATGTGCAAAAATTTCTTTTCATCTAATTTTATCGTAAGAAAATGATCATTGTCAATAATCTGTACTCCAAAGTTTTTAGGAGCAGGAATAGAATGAACTGCATGTTTCATTAAATCTGTATACATTATTTTCTACCCCATTGAATCATATTCCATCCACGCTCATGGACATAATATATGAATATTTTTACAACTGTTTCCCAAAATGCAATTGCTCCTGATAATGTGGCATTTTTAGTTATTACATATGCAACTGCAAAAGAAGATAGAGTGCCCCAAATACGATAACTTAATGCCTTTACAAAGGATCTAGACCTAGTTACTTTCACGAAGGCCACTCCATATTTTTAACACTAAGTTTGTCTATTATTTTACAAACCAAGTTCTTTGCGCTTTTCAGTAGCCGAAATAGCATGAATATCTGCCCCCAAATCTACTTGTTCAATTTTATACCCTACATCACGACCATATACAATATTGGTAATATTAGGTAAGCGAAGTACCATTGATCCATTCATGAATTCATCCTTGGCAATATATTCTTTTACCTGATCAAAAGTAAGTGGATCTTTTTCACTTGTATTATATGTATTACGTACTCCCAATAATACTTGATCTGTTCGTTTACCCGCCTCTATATATAATGCATGATGCCCTTCATGCCATGGCTGATAGCGACCAAGCATAAGCGTAGTTGGTGCAGACCAATCATGTAATTCAAATAAAGAAATAATCAAACTTGCTTTTTCATATGGATTTTTTTCATGATCAGAAAACATAAAGTCAAACTCTTTTGGTGCTATAAACATTTTATTTGTATCTTCAAATCTACCCTCTGTTATGGTATCCATAAAAATTAAAATATCTGGCTTACCAAATGCCTCTCTTGTAGCATCTGTTGGACAAACAAAATCTACAACTACTGGAGCAATTCCTTGCTTAGAAATAAGTCTTGCCATTGCACCCATACGTCTTGCTTGCTCTATGCGATCTTCTGGAGTAAATCCAAGATCAGAATTTACTGTAGATCTTACTTCATCCGCATTAAGATGAATAGCATTAATACGTTCCTTAAGGGCTTTTGACAGTTCTGTTTTACCAGAACCAGGTAGTCCAATTACTTGTATAATCATTTTTTTCCCATAACCATTATATAGTATATCCAAAAAAGTCGGCTATTTCTCCAACACTTCTTACTACATCGTCTATCTGACTACTATTTAGTTCTTTTTTCCACCTACCAGTACCGTCAAAAAGTGGTTGTTTTACTTGCCAAGATCTTCTTATTTCGTGATTACTAATACCATTTTTATAAACTTTGTCTTTTCCATCACTATCTTTTGGATTTTGTACTCCGTACCAGTTTGGAGCATATTTATGATACTCTAACATATTTTTATCAAAATCTATGTTTATATATTTACAAATATCAATAAAAGTATCTTCAAAGTCATTAACAATATTTTCATATTTAACTAAATGACCAAATGAATAAAACTTTTTTATATATTCAAAGTCTTTTTTAAGCCTATCAATTGACTTATTCCAATTTTCAAACCTGCTATAAAGTGATGAGACTATATCTCTTGGGTCTCTTATATTTAATATAAACTTTGCATTTGGATATTCTTTTTTTATTTTATCTAAAACATATATATGATTTGGAGTTTTTTCTATGATCATGGTTTGTTTGTCTGAATAGTTATTAAAAATAAAATTATTAATATCATATGACTCATCAATAAACATTCTTGTTTCAGTTGGAATTAATAATAAATTTTTATGTGTACCTAAAACTGTTGCTGTAAGTGTAGTTCCAGAATGTCCACAGCCAGAAATAGAAATTAAATTTAAATTATTTAATAGTTTATTTTCCATGCTTTATTCCATTGTTAGTGCTTGCCAAGTATTTGACCAGTCTTGCTTAGTTTTATGCTTGTTAAATTCTCTTGAAACCTCTCCACCTTCTAAATAAACTCCACCCCAAACACCCCACTCCTTACCAGATACCCCATTAGCAAAACATATTTTTTTAACAGGACACTGTTTACAAAGCGCATCAACTGTATGCCTAGATTCTTCATTATCTTCATATTTATCAAAATAAATATTTGTATCAAGGCCTAAACAAGATGCCCTATCTTTCCATAAATGCTGTTTCATACTTAATCTCTATACTTATTTGGTATATCCCAACCATCACGACCAGGTTTATATATTTTATGTAGATACCATTTATCTTTTACTCTAATACCATTTACAGCAGTTTTTGCTATGCTAGATTCTTTTAAATCAATAACATTCCAACCATGCCACATTAGATTTGTATTTTTATTTACAATTTTTTCCATAGTATTTAAACTTCTAATTTTCATATTTATCCTTAATATTTAAAAATCCCAACTTCAATATTTTTTGATTCAGCAGCATAAACTAATTTAGATTTTGGATCACTAGGTTTACTTAAAAAAGCAAAATAGTTTAATTGATTTATATTTGTATTTAACCAAGAAGGAGCAGTATTATAAAATTTAATTTTTTTGCCTCTTGCTTTCATGCCACGTTCTGATAAATTGCAAAACTCAGAAACAAAGTTATTTACTTTTGCTGGACCAACTGAATAAATGATAAACTCGTTATCATTTTCTTTCATGCTAGATAGTGCAACGCTCATAGCACGAAGAAAAACGTTATAGTCATTAAAACTAGACGTTCCCTGTACTCCCACTATCATTTTTTTCCATTCCTTGTCTTAAGTCATCAAGTATTGATAACATTTTATTTAATTCTTTTGTTGGCATATTTTCAATATCTAAAGGCTTAATAGTATTTTCATCTACTCTGCCACCAATGGCATTGGCAGTATAAAAAACATTGTCCAATACCCAATATGCTTTTCCTTCAGTTATTACAACCTTTAACATATTTTTTTGAATATGTTTTTGAGACTGTGTTATAACTTTAGGTTTTTCAAACATTTTTTGTGGAATTATTTCTTTGGCCATTTCATAAATATTGCTTTGTCTATATTTAATTTTGGACAAAAATTTTATTCTTTTTTTGTTTGATATTTTAATTATAGACCATACGGTAAAAGATGTCAAGCCTATAATCAATAAATATTCCATTTTATTTAGATTTTTTTGTTGTTTCTTTTGTCAAACCCAAAATCATAGAATTGAGTTTATTAATCTCAATTTGCAATTTTAATGATTCTAATTCTGTATCAGACAGTTTTTGTTTATAAAATGTTATTAACTGAATTAGTTCATTTTTTTCTAAATTTTCCATTACCCCCTACTTTCTTAGATCAAATGCGGTTCCTTGCCAAACCTTCTCTAATTTTTTCTTTTCTCTTTCCACAATTGCACGGCTCCATGAAAAACCTGCATCTCCACCCCAAGCATCCCACATAATTCTTCCATTAGATGGAAACTCTGGACCATCATAAAAGCCTTTGCCTTTTTTATCTACTTCATGACGAGAAAAAAATGAATACATACGTTTAACAACTGAAAGAGACATTGATCTTCCAGCAACTATATCTGTTGCACGACCCCAACCGACTGGAGTACCTGCTCCTTTAGCCTTACCATCTGCTTTCCATTTTAAAGCACGACGAGCAGCAGCCTTCATACCAGATGTTGGTGTATATGTATCAGCCATTTTCTTCTATCCTTTTTCTTTCATAAGATTTACCCCAAAAAAATGATCCAATCATTAATAATCCTATTACTAGTGAATGCCAGAAATAAAACATGCTCATTTTCCACCCTTTTTCTTTTGTTGTTTAGCAACACGCTTTTCTTTAAGAGTCATCTTTGGCTCTTTCTTTTTATTAACATTACCCTTTTGTTCTTTATTTGCCACTTACTGCCCCCTTTTTTATTTTTGGATATGGACCAAGATCTGCCTTAATTGTCCCGTCTTTTCTTAAACGAACAATTCTTCCATCTTTTATTTGTAATGGATTAAATGCATAGTTTTTAAAAAAAGATCCAGAAGATTTTTTAGACATTATTTTTCCAATGTCAGAGGATTAAACGCTCCGCTCCAAATACTTTTTTCTGTAGTTTGAGATGCTGACTTATATGTTCCACCACGGCGTTTGTATTCTTGAACTACCCAAGAATTAGCAACTGCAGACGGGTAAACATCAAACTTATCTTTTGCTGCTTGCACAACTCTTGCATAAAGTTTTGGATTTGCTGGCTCACTTCCACCACGTCTTGGTTTAATAAACTCATCATAGTTAGGAGTTTTTGCTTTATCAATTTCTTCTGATTTTTTAACTGGAACGCAATTAGGAACCATTCGTCCATTTTTTTCTTTCATTCCTTGTTGTTCATATCCTACCCAACATGCCTTTTCCATGTTATCCCATTTATCTTCTTCTTCATTGTCTGAATAATAACTTTTGCTTATTATGTTTGTTTTTATTGTTTCTATAACTTTATCCATGCCAATATTTGATTCTAAAGATGGCATTGCCATTACTTCAGATGCTTTTATACCAACAAAATATTCTGTTTCTTCTAATCCGCCTTCTTCCATTTCAAAAAGTTGAATTAATAAAGCAGGTTCTTCTGCTGATGCAGCAAGCGCATATTCTGATCCAGGAAAACCAAGCATTCCTTCTGTCATTACATGGACAACACGACCAACATAAACTTCATCATCATTCGGCGCCATAACCATGTCGCCTTCTTTTACCATTGCCTTGCCAATATTTCCTTCGCTAATATTAATAGCATAAATTTGACGAGCAGCAGCGCCTTTAGTTTTATGGCAACCCATTACTGTTCCATCGTCTTTTAAAGCAGGGTAGCCTGAGCATCCATATGACCCTTTAGCACCTACACGATATGGCATAGCAAACCCTCCTAGTTTATATACTGATTATATCAGAATTTAGTTATTGGGATGTTGACCAGATAGCCTTTTTAGTTCTTCAATAGACCACTGCTCACGCTTAGTAAGTTTTGATATTGCATCTCTATCATATGCTTTTGGCCCAAGGGTAACTATTGGATCCTTTGCTAAAAAATCTATATTTACATACCCTCTTTCCCATAAAGAAAGTATTTCAGTATTTACAGAGTTCATATGGTCATGATATAACTCTGGCATTACCTGCTGAATTTTGGGAGTAAATGAATATAAAAGTGATCCATCTTCAGAATCAATGCCAGCAACTTCTAATGCACCCTCAAGAATTAATTTTTCAATCATTTCATTTTCATCTGAACTCATATTTTTTCCATCAGGATTTAATATCCTTTTTAATAATTTTTTCATTTCTTAACTCCTTTGATTTTATTACATCGTTAATTGCGTTTTGTTTTAACTTTTTATATGTTCCAGTTTCAAAATCTAAATCCTGCAACTTTCTCATATGTGGGCAAAAAATGCGACCCTGCTTCATACATTCTAAATGAAATGGGTGAAGATCTGAATAAACCCATCGGTCGTTTTTATTTACTAAAATTAAATTGCAAGTATACCACCTAACAACAATTTCTTTATCATTAATTTTTATACCACAATACGGGCACAAATTGTTTTTATATACAAGGTCTTCATTTTTTTCATTTAGACCAAGATGACCTAAAGATTGAAAACGATCTTCGGATTGCCAAGGAATTGGAACCTTTTTTGCTAAGTCTTTTCTGTTTGGTGTTGCAAATGGTCTTGGTAATCCCGTTGTGTGCACGTCTTTTTCTTGCCATTTACTAGCAGCAGCAAAATATTTATTTTTCATTAATAAAATTTTCTAATTCTTTTTTTGTTTTTGTTCCAGAAATACGGGAAATCTCTTTTTCATTTTCAATTAAAATAAATGTTGGAATTGACTTTACTTCAAAATTTTTAACAAGCAATTGCTCGTAATCAGCATCTATTATTTGAAACTGAAAACCTTCTTTTTTCATTTCTTCAACAATTGGTCGTGTTTTTTTGCACGGAGCACACCAATCTGCTGTAAAATAAAAAACAGTTTTCATTTTCCAGACTTTGCTCTAGCCTTTTTTAATACTTCAAAATCTTTAATTTTGGTTTCACCAAGGTATCCCCAAGCATAACCATCATTAATCATTTTATTATTAATTGATTCTGATTCTCCATTTATATATACCCAGCCAAGAATGCGACCATATTTTTCGGATGAATCCATTTTTTCTGTACGAATAACAACTGTTTTAGCATCTTTTAATTTTTTCTTTAAATATTCTTTAGCCTCAAGACCAAGAGCCTTTTCAGCCTTATCTGTTGTGCGTGATTCTGGAGTATCAATACCAGCCAAACGAACACGGGATGAAAACAAAATATCAAACCCTAAATCAATAATTACATCAATAGTGTCTCCATCAACAACATTCTTTACTTCTTTAACAAAATACTCATACATTATATAGCCCCAATTGGTTTATTTTTTTCTAGTTTTTCACGCTCATCAATAACTTCAACAATAAAAGACATCATTTTTTCATAACCCTTTGGGTTATTTATTATTTTGTTATAATGATGACTACAAAAAAGTAGTTCTCCAGAATTACCCCTAACTTTTACTAGAGCCTGAGCCTGACATTTATCACAGCGATCATTAGCGGTTAAGGTATAAGTTTTTGATACTACACTTGGATGATCTTTAACGGTTGAGGTCATAGATCTCATTATACTCTATTACTTTCTTTTACCTTTGTATCTCTATTTATAGAATCTACTTTTTGACTTTCTTTAAGTTCAAAAGATTTTTCTCTATCAAATAGTTGATATTCATATGATTTAAATTCAAAAAATCTATCTAATTCTTTTAATACTTTTTGATGATCTAGCGTTGAGCAAGTATATAAATCAAATTGTAAAAGTGCTGGCTCTTCTTCGTCCCATACATGAAAAGCAATGTGAGATGTTTCAATCATTACACTTGCAGTCATTCCACGATTACCCGTTTTATTTACATAAGCAGCATGTGGACCAGAAATAATTTTCATATCTATCTGTTCAGTTAAATAAGTCAAAAAGTCTTTTACTTTAACTGGATTTGTTGGATAATTCTTAATTTTTGCATTAACCAGTAAATGATTATGCTCTATTTTTTTTCCCACTATTTTCTCCTATTATCTGTTGAATAAAACCCACTACCATTAAAAATAGCAGTAGGAGCACTCCAAAGTCTTTGCATAGATTCATTGCAACACACTGGATATTTATCTTCTTCAATTCTTTTTTCAAACTCAATTTGAGAAGAGCATACCAAACACTTATAGTCATATATAGGCATAAACTCTCCTTGGCTTATTGATATATTAAGTATATCATTAAGCACTTCTGTGTGTCAACCTATTATATGTTCTTAATCTATGGCAATTTGCACATACAATTTCACATTTTTCAATTTCTTTTTTAATTGCTTTCCATGAAAAACCATCATGTATCATTCTTGATATGTTATATTTTTTTTCTTTAATATGATCAAAATCTAAAATAATATGATTATTAATTCCACAGTCTACGCATCCACTAGCCTCTTTGATTTCTGCTAGTTTGCGTTTGAGATTTTGTTTATCTCTTTGTATCAACTGTTTTTCAGTCATCAACAATAATTATATCAGCATGTAAAAAGCCCTACACAGGCAATTAAGGCACGATAGCCCAGATTATATTGATGGGTAACTAAACCATCTCTAAGGTCCTGTGTAGGGACTATTTATATTATACTACTTGATCTTAATTGATTTAGGTTTTTTATCTTCAGGAACAATACGAACAATGTTTATTGTAAGCATACCGTCCTTAAGTTCAGCATTAGATACTTCCATATATTCACCAAGGGCAAATGTGCGGGTAAACTTACGACCAGCAATTCCTTTATGAACAACTTCAGCATCTACTGTTTCTGTTATTTCGCCTTTTACTATTAATGTTCCATTATCTACTGAAACATCAATGTCTGACTTTGAAAATCCAGCAACAGCCAAAGATAGTTTATATGTATCTTCGTCTAACTTTAAAATGTCATATGGCGGATATGCCTGACGAGTTGCTAGATTATGTACTGCATTTAAACGCTCCAATTCACGATTGAAGCCAATAAAAAATGGATCTTTAAAAAGATCCAGTGCAAATGAACTTACCATTTTTATATTCTCCTTTTCAGCGAGTTTCATTTATGTACCCCCGTTTGGCAGGCACCTATATATTATAGCATTAGTATATATATTTATCAACCCATTTTTTATTTTTTTTATATTGTTTTCTATTAAAAACTTTAAAAATTATTGCTAATATTCTATATTTCATGTTTAATCCTATTAAAAAATACAGTAGAAACTTGCTTGTGCCATTTTACTCCAAAATGAACACCATCTTTTGCACACTCCCAATATGGATCATTTTTTAAATTGTTTACAACAATAGAATTTATTTCTTTAATATCTATAAAATTATTAAAATTTAATTTTTTAAAAATATTGCAGTCATCTTCATTCCAAGATGTCCAAACCAGTTTTATACCTTTAGAGACACAGATAGATTCAAGCATATATAATAGTGTAGTTGCAAACAATAAATTATTTTCATGAACATATTCTTTGCTATATTTTTTTTGTATTTCTATTGGTTGCATTAAATGCTTATTAATTAAAAATGCATTTACAAAACCATTTTGTTTTGAATAATAATAAAGATTTCTTGTTATGGGTGGAAAACAAATAAAAATATAATTTGGTGTGCCATAGTTATTTATAAAAGCATTTATATTTCTAATAATAGAATGTATAGATGCTCCAGAATAAGATATGTCGTCTATATTTATATTATTTTTTAATAATTTAAAATCCTCATATAAATAATTAGACCACGTATTTTTTTTAAAAATTCCCCATCCCATAGAATTAGAACATCCAGAAGTCAAAATATTTATATTTTTACTATCAAGCGTTAAAATTTCTTTTGATCTAAAACACAAAGAGTTCATATTGTATTTAATTTCTGGACCCTTTTGCCAATTATATACATGACCATTTTTTCCAGGTACGTCTCCGCCACCGCCAGAATATCGCCCTATGTAGGTTTTTTCTATTTCTTTCATTGTATAATAATTATAACATGCCTAAAAAAAATATAATTAAATCAAATTTCTTCCAAGATTTGGTCCAGAACCTTTTTGTTTTACTGCACGAAAACAAGTCGTGCATATAGTGTTATATGCTTTTTTAATTGCCTCCTGTCTTTCTTGACTATACCAAATTTCTTTAATTGTTTTATCTTTAATGTTAATATATGCTGTTTCATAGTTAAAATCTGCACAACATATATAAACGTTGCCAGTTGCAGAAATATAGAGTTTGTCTGGGTTATCGTAACCACATCTAATTACTTTTCCAGTATTTTTTTGTTTAATTGCATTTTGATTTGAAATAATATCAAATGTTTCTAAAACTCCAACTCGGTCTCCAAGATTATCTCTTCCCCATATTTTTACTTTTGGTAAAATTTTTTTCATTTCTTTTACTATTTCTGCCAATGTTCCAGTGCTTAAATTTGGATCATATTTTGGTGCTTTATCTAAAACATCTATCCAACCACCATTTTTAAATAAAGAATTTTCGTTAATACCATTTGCCATGATATAAAATTCATCTGTTGAAAAAATTTCAAAAAACTCTTCTTGTGCGTATTTAAGATTGTTTAAAAGTTTTGGAAATATTTTAATGTTAAATCCAGTAAATTCAGACCATTGTTTTTCATTTAATGATGGAACATTTAATTGAACGGTACTAACAATATCTCTATATTCTTTAATTAGGTCTGTTTTTTCTTTTGTTAAATTAACGCCATTGCTAAATATATGCAATTTTATATTATACTTTCTATGAAGACCTAACATTTCTTTAAAATATGGATATAACAAAACTTCATTAAAATGAATTGGAAAATTTTCTATTTTTTCTTTTATCCAGACCCCCCTGCCTTCATTTAGTTGTTTAAATATATCTTCCATAGTTTCAATTGACATATTTGCTTTGTTTTCTTTTGAATTACCAACGTAGGCTACTGGACAAAACCAACACTTTGCATTGCAAAGTCCATTTGGATCTATATTTATTGATAATATTTTGTTTGTCATTTTATTTTTTTCATTATTTTTTTATTATATCAGATTTTTAGCCCTACAGAGAATTGAACTCTGCTCACCAAGATGAAAGCCTGGTATCCTGACCACTAGAAGATAGGGCCTTAGAGCGAAAGACAAGATTTGAACTTGTAACATCTACCTTGGCAAGGTAGTACTCTACCACTGAGTTACTTTCGCAACATCTATATTATTTAATCCAAGATTTAAGTAAATCTATTAATATTTGAACTTTATTATTTAATAATAACAATCCAGAATCTTGTATTGTTTGTCTAACTTCTTCATTAGTTTTTCTTTTTCCTAAACTTAAAGATTCTGATTCATTATTATTTGTTGCAGAAATATCTGCTGTTGAATCCAAACTCCAACCTTCTGTAACTCCAACCAATTGTCCATTAACTACAAATATATTCTCACTTACAAACGTTAAAACTTTATTTCCAAAAATAGTTGCAGAAGAATTGTCTTGTTCTAGTGTTATTTCTGTTGGATTAGGATTTATGGCAGTAAAGGTTTTAGTTTCTCTGTCATAAGTAGTTGTTCCTGGACCAAACCAAACTCCAACATTGCTGTTTGGAACTTGAAGCACAGCCGTATCGCCTCCTGGACCAAAAGTTCCATTAGCACAAAAACTATGGCAAACAACTGTATTTGTTACAGTTCCATTTGAATCTACAATTGCATAGGAGCCTCCAGGTCCGCCAACTGTTCCACCATTTGACCCACCAACAGTTGGTCCAAAACTCGCAGGTGGGTTAAAGTTATTTATTAGTTCTGGGCCATGAATTCCCATTACAACTTCAAGACCTGCGTTTGCTGGTTGACTTATAAATATAGAAAATAGTAATACTGTTAAACTATAAATTATTTTTTTCATTTTAATCTTTCTACTAGTTGTTTTTTATTTTATTTTTTTGGGAAGTTGATGATCTTTAAATTTATTTCCTTCTATATCTTCTCCATTATAGTATACACGATCATAAACGGTAGGAGTTTTTTTGTTATTAATTTCTCTATGATTAGCATGTTTTTCTACAACTTGTATTTCTTGATTTACTACATTTTCATTAAAAATTTCATAAGCATTTTTTAATTCAAAAGATTCACAAAAATATCTAGGAATTGGAATTAAACCAACTATTGGTGTGTTTTTTTGTATAACTATTTCTACATTTTTTAAATCTACTTTTATGTTTAAAGTAAAAGTAAATCTAAGATTGTCAGACTCTACTACACCAGTCATTGGACTTAATCCTGGAGTTGGAAAATTTGGTGGAGCAATTGTCATTAAATTAATCCCTGGTGGAGTTTTTAGGGTCAACGGAAAATATATTGTTAAAATTCCATTTCCAAATGTTGAAGACGGCATAATAATGTTTTTGCCTTCATAAATTTTAGCATCTTCTCCAAACTTAATAGACAAATCTTCTAAATTGTTATTTCCGTTCCAAAAAACACTAAAAGTGTATGGCAAACTAAAAACAAAGCCTTGCATATTACCAATTGCTAACGGCAAACATTTATAAAAATGAGAAGTAAACCAATCTCTTTTATGAGTATTTTTAAGTGGTTTTAAAAATAATTCAATATCTTTTAAATTAAAAGGCTCTATTCCTTTACTTGAAGCAACTGGGAAAAACGCAATGGTATTATCTGGAACAACCAATCCATCTTTTTGATTAATTATCATTGTTTTTTTATCTAACATATATAAATCATACACCTTTTACCTTCTTTTGTCAAATAACTATCTAATAATTTTAGTATTATATTGTTTTTCCCACAAAAAAATATCACTTTCATCATTTAATAATGGTTGCCCTTTAATATTTAAACTAGTATTAAGTAAAATAGGAACTCCAGATATTTTATAAAATTTTTTAAGAACACTCCAAAGTCCTAAATGTTGATTTTTATTTACAGTTTGAACCCTAGATGTTCCATCAACATGCACAACAGATGGTATTTTTTCTGGTTGTAAACACTTTACTGCGTATTGCATATATGAAGAATTAAAATTCATGTCAAACCATTTGTCGGCATATTCCTCCATAACAACTGGCGCAAATGGCCTAAATAATTCTCTTTGTTTAATTAAATTAACCTTGTCTTTAATATTTGGATCTCTTGGGTCTGCCAAAATGCTTCTATTTCCCAATGCTCTAGGTCCATATTCTGCTTTTCCAGTTGCTACCGCTGCAACTTTATTATTTAATAATTCTTTTATAATTTCTTCTACAGGATACTTTCCACCTAAATCATACCCAAGATATGGAGTTTGCCAATCCAAATGTTTTCCATAAAGGGCTGCTGCAGCACCAAGAGATGATCCAGCATCTCCTGGATTAGGCATAATCCAAATATCATCAAAAATATCCCACAACATTGTATTAGCAGAACAATTTAATGCACATCCACCCATAAAAACTAAATTTTTTTTATTAGTTATTTTGTATGCCATATTCATAAAATCAATTAATCTTTGTTCATATATTAATTGAACAGATGCAGCAATATCAAAACGATCTTGTTCTGTAATTTGAACATTCCAATCAACTATTCCTTTATGAAAATTATATTTTTGTCTGTTATGTTTTGGAAAATATTCATTAATTTTTTTATAATATTTTGACCAGTCTCCGTATCCAGCCATTCCCATCATAATATACTCTTCTTGGTTTGGCATAAGTCCAATCAATTGCGTAAAGGCTGAATAAAACAATCCAAAACTAACTGGATAATTTTTTTTATATTTTAATTTAATCTTATTGTTTTCACCTATCCAAATTGTAGAGGTATTGTATTCTCCAATAGCATCTAGTACTACAATAACAGCATTATCAAATTTACTAGTGTAATACCCTGCTGCTGCGTGAGAATAGTGATGACTAAAAGATTTTCTTGGAATATTATCTATATTAAACCTTGGTTTCCATTCCCCAGATCCACCTCTTAAAATCAGTCTAGAAGCCTTTAGAAGGGGTTTTTCGTAGTAGGCTATGTAATCTGGTCTACCATACTGCAAAGCATCTTTTATTAAACTATCATTGATATACCAATCATTTTTTTTCTTACTGTATCTTTCTGCATGCCCCGCAAAAAGAATTTTGTTATCTTTAATCAATGAAATTGATGCATCATGAGAAGTTTCATTTATGCCAAGAATTATCATTTTTTAATTTTTGTTATTATTTTTTTCATATACTTACTACATCAACTGGACCCATGCATGATGGACTAAACTTAATAGCACAACTTACTGCCCCTACAACTCTTTTACGAAGATCCTTAGATTTTTCGGTAGCATGTAAATATCCATAGGCGTATTCAGCCCCTGATCCCATTGCTAAATAATCTAAATTATATTTAGATAAAGACATATCAACAGCATTGTGCTCATATATTTGACCTTTAACACAAATTATTAAGCCAAGATCAGCCTCTTTGCCAGTATCAACCCACCAGTCATTATAAAAATTTTTAAGTTGTTTAATAAATTTAGTTTGCATAAACTTATCTATGTCTTTTATATCTGGAACATATGGATTAAAGTTATATCTAATTCTTTCTCCATCTAATGCCCCTGCGTATCCAAGTAAATATGGACCAAGTTTCCAAACCTTGGGTGCTATTAAAGATAAAATTGTATTATCATCAGATGCACCACGGTCACCAGCCATATAAACCTTACCCTCGTGACGTGCTACAGCCAAAACAGTCATACTAGATCCCCTTAGAGTGCGTCTTTTAAGTATAGCAAAAGATTATTACTTAGTCAAACACCTTTATTTGGTGATTTTATATCCTTTTGAAGTTAAAAGGTCTATAGCAGCCTGTATTTTTGGATTTACCTTGTCAGATTTAGACGCTGATCCGCCAGACGGCTTTGAAGTAGTATTATTAGAATTGCCAAACTTTGGTCTACCAAACCCTACAATTGAAACCATAATATTTTTTTTATTTTTTTTAAAGGCACGAAGTTTTTTACAAACCTCTCCACCGTTACGTTGGCTACCTTTAGGATCTCCAGATGTATTTCCTTCAACACACCACACTGTACCGTCGCCATTATCAGCAATAACAATACCTACGTGGCTAATTCTATCTACCCCGTCAGAAGGAAAATCAAAATATGCTATATCTCCTGGCTCTGGATCTGCAATATCTCCATCAATCCAATTACCTGCTTTTTTGAATGCTGCTGCACCACCTGGAGTATAAACAGTATTAGGAATCTTTACTCCTGCTTCATTTGCACACCAGTTAACAAAGGATCCACACCAAGGCTGAAAATCTGCTTTAGTAAACTTACCATATTTGGTTTCGTTATCTTTTGGACCTTCTACAGTTCCAATTTCTGCTTTTGCAACTTCAATTAAACGCTCTGCTGTACCTTGATCTGCCATTTTTATTTATCCCAATCAGTATCAACTGGTTGTTCTTCTGGCATTGCACCATCTGGTTTAGCAAGTCTACGTGCTTTTGCTTCATCAATTTCTGCTTCTAATTTTTTATCTGCTAAAGTATTTTTAGCATCAACCTCTTTGTTTGCAATCTGTGCTGCCATTACATCTTTAGCACCAGACTGACCAATTAATAATCCTGCTAATGTTCCTGTAATAAATGTTGCTACGCTTCCAAGAACATTGAAAAACATTTTATCATTTTCTGATTGTCCAGTAATTGGTTGTGTAACAAATATTAAAGCATATAAGATTCCCAATGATGTACATAATAAAATTGTTCCAAGCGTAATTCCTAAAATAAATTTAAGTCTTGCATCTAAATCTTGAGGGGATAATCTTTCTTTAGCCATTTATTTTTCTCCAATATCTATTAAGTCTTTTGGACATGCTCCATTAGCCGTACAAATTGGTGGTTTACATTCTGCTAACTCCCAGTTTGTTGGATCTTGACATTGATAACGATAATGTCCGTCATATCCACAGCCAGTTAGCAATAAGGCTAAAACAGTTGACAGTAAGAATATGCGTATTTTTGACATATTCCCATTATATCAAACTTATTCGTCTTCTTTACGAATTCCAATGGTTGCAAACCATATGGCTACTGAGGCTAGGGTTACATACCCAACCACTGTCTTTGCGCTACCCTCTAAAACCACCCATGCTACAAAGAAGCCAAGGAATGTAAAGTTTTCGTTTAGGGCTGCCATACCCCATTCTTTTAACTTTTTCATTTTATCTCCTTCTTCTAGGTGCAGTAGCAACAATTAATTGACCAGCAATAATCGTTACAACCACAATATCTTCTGCTTTTTCACGTTCTGGAATAGACATATCAGCACCTATGTTAAGTAAGGCTTTGCCCAACTCACATTTTTGCTCTTCTGTCAAACCTTCAATTGCTTCATCTGGATTAAAACAAGTAGCAATTGCTCCCAGCAATGCTGCTGGACTTTCTAATACAAGCAATGCAGATGCTACCTCTGCTGTAATGACTACAGGATTGCCATTAGCATCTTCTCTAACTTCTACTGGTATTTGTGGTGGAAGATCACGATATTCAAGTCCCGCTGCTTCTATGGCTGATGCTTCAATTGGAGCACCTTCTGCAGACTCAACTAAAGCATCTGCAACTAAATCTTTTTCTGCCAAAGTTAATACTCCATCTTCAGACAAGGCTTCTGATAGATTTATTACTTCGTCTGTAGTTATTTCTCCATCTGCAGATAACGCATCAAGAATTGCTTCAGCATCTGCAGCAGTTATATTTCCATCTTCAATTAATTCGCTAACCGCTTCTTGTATTTCTTCTACTGATAAGGTATCATTATCTTGTGAATCTTCTTGATCAGTACCCTCGTTTTCTTCAGGAGTATTATCTTGTTCGTCATTGGATGAAGAGTCATCAGATTCAGGTGTATCCGTATCTTGAGATTCATCACCTTCAGAAGATTCATCACTCTCATCAGGAGATGGCTCTGGCTCTGTACTATCCCCTTCATCTGGAGTGGTCTCGTCTGGTTGAGTTTGTTCGTTGTTATCAACAGGGTCATAAGAAGGAGCAGAACCTCCACCAGTAGTTATATTTGAACTTTGTTGTGCGGGTATAGAAATAACAGTCTCAGTATATTGACTTACAGGTCCAGACCAGTTAGCAACTCTAATAGTATAGGTAGCACCTTCTGTCAAACCAGTTAACTGAATAAATTCTGGTGCACCATCAGTATTTAAAGTTTGACCTTCGTATGGATTCTCTGCATTTGGATCATCAGTTATTACTTGATAGAACCAAGTGTTTGCTGTATACCCTTCTGGTAACTCAGGAGCAATAGTTACTGTTGTTCCCTCAACAACTGGTTCTGCTAGTATTGGAGCGGGAGTAGGAATATTATTATTAATAACAGAAATTAATTGATTTGCTTTAGTGTTTAGTGTTGATTCAATAGATGTTTTTGTTGATACCGCTGAATTTATGGTATTAGTTAAAGATGTTGTGTTAATAGCATTTATATTAGATGTATTTGTTGCGTTCTGTGCAACTACTGGACTTAGACTTGCATTTAGTTGAAATATAGTTGCATTTGCAGCATCAACTGCTGCTTGAACTGAGGCATTATTTGGATCTACTATAGGAGTAAAATTTGGACCCTGACTTATTTGCCCATTAAATCCAGCACCGTTATTTGTATCAGTAATATTCGTTACTGAACCTCCTGCTGTTTCTCTATAATTAAATCTAGCGCCACCTGGAATTGGTCCAATTGCAGAAACATCTGCCATCCATGCACCATTGTTTGGATTTACATCAGCATTAAATCTAATTTGAACCATTTGTGTTGAAGCATCTTGTTGTGGAAATGGTCTAACATCCCATGCAATATCTAATGAAGAGCCTGTTGTTGCATATGTAATTCCAGTTCCTGTACTCCATGTTGTCCAGTCCCACCCTGCAATAGAAATTGACGGGGCATTTGGAGTTGAGTAGTAATTTGCACCTTCATTTACACCAAAAGTAATTGTTGCATTAGATCCAACATAAACATTGTTGTATAAAGTTCCACCCATTAATAAACCAAATGGTAAATTCATTTGAACGCCAGCATCATCTACGCCAGCCAAAACATTTGTGCTTGCTCCAATAGTTGCTTGTAAAGCATTTACTGCATTTTGTGCATTGTCAATTGCAATATTTGCTTGAGTTAATTCTGTTTGTGCATTTGCCTGTGCTGCTACCGCCTCTGCCTTAGCAAGTCCTGCTTCTGATACTGCTGTTTGAGCCTGAGTAATTTGTGTTCCTAAATTGGTTATGGCTGTGGTTGCAACAACTACGGTGTCTTTTGCATTTTGCACTACTTGAGAACTTTGATCTATTGGGGTAATCGCTAAATTAACGTTATTAATGGTATTAATAGATGTCTGAACATCATTTACTGCTGAATTTGCAATTGATATTTTTGATGATATTTCTGCAACAATAGGCTGGGCTTGAGATAGTTCGGTTTGTGCTTGTGTTACCTCTACTGTAGCATTGTTTGTGGCTGTAATAGCCTGCTGAACCTCTGTGGTAGCCGTTGCAAGGGCACTATTGACTGCCTGTTGGGCAGGGCTAACCACTACCTGTTCTTGATTTTCTGTAGCCCCAGCGTGATCTGGAGCCATAATTCCAAAAATTGTTATGCATAAACCTACCCCAAAGGCTATTATCAGTTTACGTTTAAGATTCTTCAATTAGGGGCTAACTCCGATGTGTAATTGTATAAGTAATTATACCATTTTTCTTAAATTACACAACAAAAATGTATAAAAAAGAGGGTAGAAATTAATCTACCCTCTAATTTTATTTAGAAATTATTTCTTTGCAAGAATTAACTTCTGTAGTGCTTGAATTTGCTTGTTAATTTGAGCAATTAAAGCAACAATTGCTTTTAATACTTCTGCATTTGAAACTGCACCTGAAGCATCTACTACTGAATAAGATACTACCTTTGCGGAATCAGTTGCTACGTATGCTGGTAAATCTACAATTAAATTATATGATCCAGCAGTATTACCTACTGTAAATTTAATTGCTCTTGTTCCAGCAGTATCTAACAAATCAGCAGATGTTGGAGCAGAAACTGCTGTCAACTGTCCACCTGAAATTGCTACGCCAGCACCAAGAGTTGCTCCACCGTGAACCTTAGCGCCATTAATATCTGTTGCTGAGATTGTAAGTGTTGCAATTTCTCCAGCCTTGTACTCTTTCTTATCAAGAGTCGCTGTGTACTTATCTACACCACCAGCACATGCTGCTACAAAATCATTTGAATAGATTGTTGTTGCATCTGAACGAGTGTGTGCAATACGAACTGTTGCTGAACCTGAAGTTGAAGCGCATGTCCATCCACCAGTCTGAACTGCAGTAGCAGAAGAAGCACCACCTACAGAAACAGCAGTAACTTGAGAAGTATACTTTGTGGTATCAGCAGTTGGAGTAACTCCAGCCAATTGATTTCCAGCAGCATCCTTAACTACAAAGTCATAAGTTCCTGTACGTGCTCCACCTGATTGTGCAATATCTACTCCAGTTACTAGAATTGACTCTGCACGACCTGTAAATGTAATATTTTTAGTTGCAAGAACTGTTCCATTAAATGTAATTGTAACTGTTGTGCTTACTGGCTTGTTTTCATTTGCAGTTCCTTGAACTACATATAAAACTCCAGCAACACCAGTTTTGGCTGCTGCATTTACCTGTGTGCTTGGAGCAGCATCAAATGCCACTACTGCGCCACCAGTTGCGCTTGCCTGAATTACACCGTTGGTTGATAATTGTGCTGCATAAGCATCCATTGCACGAATGTTAATGTAGCCTGTGTTGCCATTAGTGACAGTTGTTGAACCAGCAACATCTACGCTAGATGTTAGAGTTCCTTGTGTTGATGTATCTTGTACACGAACATAGGAGTCTGCTACAGACAATACATTTGTCTTTGCAGTTGTTCCTGCGTAGATTGTTTTAATATCAATTGTAGAAGTGGTTGATCCAACCTTCTTCTTTTGAGTTACAGTTACAGTTCCTGCAGCATTAACAGTTAATTTAACATTTGTTGGTAAGTTTACTGCTGCTGTTGTAGTTGCTGTAAATGTAAATAACTTACCTAAACTGGTAAGTGTAACCCCTGTAGGGTTTGATCCTGCTGCTGTGTAATCAGTAAATGATGCAGGTCCAGAAATTTCCAATGTAACATTGTCATCTGCTGTTGCAGCCAAAGCCTCGCTTGTAGTTAATACAACAACTGCATTAACTCCAGCCTCTGCCTTAGTTGTGTCTGCTAATACTGTTACACCACGAGCACCATTAGCAAGACTATCAGATAATACATATCCGTTAGACACTGCTGCTTGCGCTTGTGGAATAGCAACAAAGAATGTGCTTGCTACTGCTGCAGCGGTAACAAGTGCGATCCTCTTTAATGAATTCATTTTTCTCCTTGTTTGTTTATATTATGTTTAATCTATCAAGAAAATCTCTAACATCGTCAGGCATTTTCCTGTTGTCTAATTCTACCATAGCCTTCTGCTTCTCTGCAAGTCGTGTAGAGGTAGACCAAGTATGAATCTCAATCTCATGGTTAGAATCTTTTGGTGTATGTGATATTGCTCCAAAAACAGCGCCACATACAGCGTCTGCTAAGTCTTTAGATTTTTTACGTGGGTGGTCAACTCGTGTATTTTTCATAATTTTTAATTCTGACATTTCTTCTAATAATAATGGAATCATTGGAATTGCGACTCTTTCTTCATATATCATCATTGCCAAGTCTTCATAATGTTTTTTAGCAACAGAAACAGTGTCAGTTTTTATTCCTACCGCTTTTAGTTCTTGTTGAATATCAAAAGATTGCCAACGATCAAATGAAACCATTCCAATATTAAATCCTTGTCTGCGTAAATTAATAATCCATTGTTTTACTTCTGATAAATTAACAGGGCCTTCTGCTTTTGGTTCCCACCAAGCAACCGCATCTACAATAACCATTGGCGCTACTTGTTCATAATCTTTAATAACTTGAATATTTACCCATTTATCTACGTGGGCAATTGCAACAGCACACTTATCATGTTTTTGGGCAAGGTCAGCATGAATATAATAAACCTTGTCTGGATCTGGCTTAAATGATTCATCAAATCTTCTAAAGTTATCAATTGGATTTCTTAGTATCATGCATTTTTCTAACTTATCTTTTTGTTTAAAAAATGCATCTGATGCAAATGTTGGCATACATGCAAAACGCATCATTGCATCTCCAAGGTCTGTATAAAATGCTAACTTAAAATCATCTATTTTTCTTGTTGGGTTTACTTCCCATGTTGGTTTTTTAAGTGCCAAGACTTTTGGAACTTTATAAGAAATAATAGTATCTTCTTCCCAACTAATCTCAAACTGATTTCCTGAGTCATCGTGTGGCAAACCTTCATTAATTATAAAATTATATTTTTTTTCAATAGTTTCTTTTTCTGCAATAACATCTTCATATCTTTTTGAAATAAAGTCACCCTGATAACGAGGGAATGAAAGAAGAACAACCTTACCTAAATCTGGAAAACGAGAATCTACAGTACCACGAAATGCTTTATAAATATTTTCTGCAGTCTTACCCTGTTCATTGCCAGTTCCAACCTCAGATGCAAAACCAGAAATTTCATCAAGCACTGCAAGCAACAAGTTCAAACCTTCATGTGATTCTCTTTCTGAGTGACCAGAATAAACCGTTACTGTTTTATCAAACTCAATTGAGTCTACTTTTGCATTATATTTTCCTGCAAACCATGGTGATTTTTCTATTTTAGTTTTAAAGCCTTTAAAGAATACGTTCTTGGCTTGTTGTGCGTTAATGGCTACGTTGATAATATCAATTGCATCCCCGCTTGGTTTTCCATAGTATCTAGCAGGATCTTTAAGACATAGCAATTTATATACAATATACGCACAGGCTACTGTTGATACAAAATCTTTTCCAGATCCCTTGCCTAATTGTAAAATAATTTCATTTTTAGTGTATTTGTCAAAATATTGAGCACCAACAACAGATCCAAATATTTCTTGTAATTCTTCTTTACGATAAACTTGACTCATCGCCTCCACAATTTCATATTGAATTGCAGATAATGGTGGTTGGCCAAGATAGTCTGCAGATTCAACAAATGTTTTTGCATCTACTGGAATTTCATCAAATTGATTTTCTTTTAAAACTTCTAGAAAATCATTGAACATCGTGGACAATTGTAATCACTTCTCCCTCTTTGGCAATTTGAGAAAGACGCTGCATAATTAAATCACGAACCTCTGGATGAGTTGAGGCAATTTCTCTTAATATTTCAACAAGCACTTCTTGTCGTCTTTCAATTTCAACCATTTCTTCTGCAAGTTCTTTATTTTCTAATAGCCCTGCTTTTTGTAACATTTCAATTCTAGATTTTTCAATGTCCATAACTAATTTAATTGCTTGAGTTTTTGCACTAAGATTATTAGTTAAACTTGATTCATCAATAACCTCATAAGCCTTTGTAATAAGTTTGCTGTAATGAGTATCAGCCCCAGCAAGGGCTTCTTTAGCACGAGCACGAATGGCATCATTAGCAGAAGCCATGACTTTCCACTCATTAATTAATGAAACTACACGAGTACGAGGAATATCTAACTCTTTAGAAATTTTTGTTGGATCTTGCCCTTTAAGATATTCTGTAACTACTTTATTGACTTCATCAAGATGTTCAATTAATTCTGTTTCAGTTGACATTTTTTTCCTTTGCTATTTTTAATAAAACTAAATATCCTATTAAATCATCAATGTCATTATCGCCAGGATAATCTGTGCCTTTCATAAGGCGACTTAATTTGTCATCAATTCTTACTTTAAGTTGTTCTGCTGGATCTGATTTACTAAAAATTCTTACAGGATCAAGGGCAGAATCGCCATATGCTATGTTTTTATTTATAAGCATTTGTGCTATGGAGTGACAAGTTTGCCAAATCTGTCTACCAGATGGTGCACTTATTGAATGAAGATAAAGATCATCACATTTAAAATCTTTAACATCTGAATAAACTGGTTTTAGTTTCATTTATATTCCTCTGTTTGCCATGCAATATAATTTGATCCAAAAATTTTCTCTGCTTTGCCTGCTCTATAATGATGAATTGAATCATTGTGTATTTTTTTTGCATTTTCCCCTGAATAAATAATAAAATTATCTACATTGTAAGACATAATAGTTTTAAAAATTGAATTTGAAAACGTAACATATCCTGTTTGATATATTGAATAATCTATGACATTATCATATGTTTTGTTATTTTTTTTATTAGTATAATATATATTTTTAATTTCTTTTAATATGTTTTCTAAAAATATATTTTTTTCAGAAGATGCAAAAATCATCTGAGTAAGTCCAAGATTATGTGGTTCTTTTGATACTACAAAGTCTAAATCTAAATCAATCCAAAAATTTAGGGGTTTTTTACAAAATATATCAAGATCTGCATAAAGTCCACCATTAATATATAAACACATGTATCGCCAAAGTGTTGATCTTAAAACATTTACAGTATAAGAATTATAAATAGTAAACCATTCTTTACCAAAATTATTTAAAACAAATTCTGCTCTTTCTTTTCCAGATACATACTTGTATTCCCAATCTGGATTTTTTTCTTGCCAAGAGTTGGCACATTTTAATGCTAATGGTGGCAAATCTTTGTATTCTGATTCATATGTTTGCCAAATAATTTTAGGTATCATCTTTTAGATTTCCTTAGTCCAAATTTTGCAAGGTACACATAAACAGTTTCAACACTGGTACCGCATTCCTTAGCAATTTCTTGTGGAGACTTTTTGTCCATAACAAACCTTTTACGGAGCCAAGCCTCGCTTGTATACAGTTTAGCAGTCATAGTATTATTTGTCAACTTCTCTTTCAGAAATGTCATAGTTAAACCTATCAGAGTCTTCCAAGGTCCATTTATCTTGATTTTCTACATCCCACTTGTAATCATTAATTATTCTATCAATAACATAGTCCTTTTTTAAAGTAAAAGAAGGTTCATAAATACGAACTCTATTGTTTGGCTGTATAGCAAAGTTACCGTCATCTCTTTGTATAACATGGCCACATTTATGTTCCGCTGGATTTTCTGAATAACCATCATCTAAAACATTAGAATCTGGATTGTGCCAGTCAAGCGTGAACAAATATGTTCCTTTGTTTATAGTTTTTGTTCTGTCAATATATGACATTCTAAGATTTGTAAGGTTTTCAAATTTAGTCACAGATATGTGATGGCTAAAGGCATTCCATAAAACTAAATTATATAAGTCTACTTCAGGAACTCCAGGCTTTGTACAAAATGCACTAATTGGCAATCTCCACCACAGCCCACCATCTTCCATCATTATGTGAAACAAAGGACTTCTGCTTTTTATGCTAGCAACACCAAATATAACACATGGGAAATATTTGTCATGACTATCTAATTGATTCCTTAAATAGTTACCACGAACATAGCACTCAATTGGCGGTATATTTGCATTTAATTCTGGCATAATTAATTATATCCTATTGCTTTATCCCAATTATTAATAGCCCAATGGCCGATACCGCAAGCGTCAGCAACGTCATTATCGTCAATAGTTTTATCATAGTTAATTTCAATTAGTCTTATCGTCCTTTCTTTTCTAATTTGTCTTTCATAAGATTTATACCAAGAATCTGATTTCCCTGGATTTTTTAATCTAATTTCTACTTGTTCTTCTTTAGTTAATCTTTTATTTCCCAAATAATTTTGCCAAGTAATTGGTGCCACTGTTCCTATTTGTTTTGTTCCAGTTAATCCCGCTGCCCCCAATAATGCTCCCTGAACAAGTGCAAGATCAGCAGCAGTCTTAGGACTGTTCATAAATACTGTATGCTCTATTACAATTGCTTCAAAGCCACCAGAGTATTCAAAAAACGCTTTTGTTTTTGCACAAGCATCCATAACTTTTTTATAATTTGTATTACCTTCAAATTTTATTTTTCCAAATTTTACAAGTTTTTTATTGTCAAAAAGTGCAAAAGCAAGGCTGGTAGTGCTTGCATCAATTGCACAAATTTTTTTAGGTTCACCATTGTTGTTCATAATCAATGAATCCTTTTATTTGCTTTAACATTTTATCTACTTCTTTTTTATTTACATTACAATTAGAACAAAATCCAGAGTCGTTATAAATAGAAAGTTGTTCTCCACAACCTCCAAGACATTTTCTTTTTTTGCCAATTCTTCTTTGTCTACGAGTTATTTCGTATCTGTCTGCTATTTTTTGTTTAGTGGCAGCGTTTCTACAATCTTCACCACAGTAAATTTGATAACTTACTTTTGGTTTAAATAAGGAGTCACATCTTTCACACATTTTCACATTGACTAATCCAGTTCATCCTTTAATAATTTCATTGGTTTAATTTTAATTGTTCCGTCTCCTGCTTCAGCACATGCTTTTTGAATTGGGCATACCTTACAAATTTTTGAATTTGAGCGATAAGGAATTTCTGGCAATTGTTTGTCTTGCCAGTTTTTGTAAACTATCTTCATCCATTCAAATACTTCTTCCGCCCAAGCACGATAATGTTCATTTAATACAACTGGTAAAGTAAGAAGTTCATGAGTGTTTTTATTTTCATAAATCATAACACCCTTACGCATTTTCCAAACCTTCATATACATTAGTAATTGCATTAAATGAGACATTTTAGGTCTTCTATTTATTTTCCTGTATTCAAATTCTTCATTTTTTATTGTTTTAATTTCACCAACAAGTCTTTCACCCTTATAGTCAATCATGACATCTCCATACCCGTCAAAAGGTGGATCATCAGTTTTAACTCTAAACTCCATTGCTGGATGAGTTTGTTTATTATATTTTCTTGGCTCTGGATCAAACTCTAAATCTTGTGCAAGTAAGCCAGAGGCCTCTATTGCTTCTTGAATTCTTCCATGTCCTAGACTTCCTTGTGTTCTATTTGCTACACCAATTGCATCTGAATTATCATAAAATATTTGACCATCAAACGCTAAGTGCCAATATCTTGGACATTCGCCTGCACCATAAGTTAAACCAGATGCTGAAAAGTTATTCTTTTTTTGAAACTTTGGCTTTGTTTGTACAAGATAACCAGCATTTATAGCAGTTGGCAAACCTTCAACAAATTTTTCATCTTCTTCACTATTTGTTTTTTTCTTTTTAGTACTTTTGGTCATAATCTGTTCTAATAAGTTTTTAGCCATTTTTATCCCTTGTTTATATTAATTATATCAGGTTAGCGCATTATGTATTTAAGCGCTGATACCAAATCATTTATTGCCTGTGCTGCTGTAAAGTATATGTTTTTCTTTGCCCTGTCAGATTTGTCAACATTAGCCATCCATGTTGCCTTAAAAGACATTTTTGCTGCAATAGCCTGTAGTCTTACTATCTCAAGGCTGGCAGCCTGAAGAGGAATATCTGGCTTTATAATAATCTTTGCAATCATAGTTAAAGCAACTGTTAGTTCTTCATCTTGCATGTAGTCTGCAATTTCTGTTAAACCATTTACCATATCAAGCGTTGTTTTTTGTGGTCCTGTTTCAGACATTATCGTTTCCTTCTGTTAATTGTTCTAGCATATTCATTTCAATTATAGCAAGTCTTACCTTTGTATTACCTTCTCCAAGAATTACTACAATGGCTGGAGACTTATCTTTACCCGCTTGAATAGAATCAGTAACAGCCTTAGCCCACACATCTTTATTTAATGTAAAAGATTTATTGGCTTCTTTAAAGTCAACAACAAATCCTCTCCAAGTAGCATCACCTTTTTGAGTATTTCTACCTGAATTTTTATGTTGCTTTGCACCTATTCTTTTTGATTCATTTTTTTCACTCATTTATAAAATCTTTCTTTCTTTTTTTAGGTGGAATTAAACCAACTTTAGAAATATGTTTTTGTGTACACATCCATGTTGCATCTCCAGTTTCTTTCCAATATCTTAAAGTTGTTACAATTTCTTGACAAGTTTTACATGGCCACTTCCCAGGATATACAGTAAATTTAGATTCAAGCATTAATTATTTTTGCCTTAAGTTGTTCTTGTAAATCTAAATCTTCTTTAACACGATTTATAAAACCATCACGACCTTGTAATTTTGTTCCGTCATCTAACTGATACCATGCACCAGTTCTGTTAACTAGCCCCATTGACTCTGCTGTATCAACCAAATCTCCTATTGCATCAACACCAAGATTGTCACCTCTAAAATAAAAATCATACTCACCAGATTGGAAACCTGGAGAAGTTTTAGAAAATTGTAATTCCCAACGAACTTTTCTACCAATTTTTTCTTCAATTAATTTATCTCCAATTTTAATTTTTCCTTTAATTGCTTGATTTTCTGATTCAGAAGAAAATAATTTAATAACGCAAGAAGAATAAAATTTAGTAGCCTGACCACCAGAAGGCTGCTGACTAGTGTACATTGCATTAATATTATTTCTTGATTGTGAAATAAGTACAAGTAATGTGGGCTTTACTTTATTATTAGCATAATTAAGCATTTTCCAAGCATTACTAAAGTCTCTAGATTCTGCACCAATTTGTTTTGTGTTTTCAAGTGCTTTCATCTCATCCGAATCTTTTTCAAAATATATTGCAGGAAGCATTGAAGTAATTGAGTCAACTACAATAAGATCAACACCAGCATTCATTAGTCCAACACCAACATCCACCATATCACTTATAGTACGTGCTTGTGAATAAATTAATTTTGTTGGATCTACACCAAGTTGCTTGGCCCAATCTTCTGAATAAGACATTTCAGAATCAATCCATGCACAAACCTTGCCTTCTTTTTGTGCTAAAGCAATCATTTGTAAACACATAGATGACTTAGCAGATGATTTACTACCCCATATAAGAACTTGTCTGCCATACGGTAATCCACCACCTAGGGCACGATTAAGTCCAAAACTTGGAGTTGGTTGATACTCAAAAGTAACTCCTTCTCCTGTTCCAAGACGTTTCCTAATTCTTGGGTCTAATTGTGATAGTACATCTTCTACATTAACTGACATTTACATCCTCCATAATTACCGTGCCATCTTTGGTTTTGCCAAAACTAAATTTATAAGATTTGCCTTCTTCAATATGCATATATGCTTTTGGAAATACAGTAGGAAATACTGTCACAGAGTGTAAGTCTCTTGCAGTATCTGCCAAAGTTAAAGAAGCCATTTTCTTTCCAGTTTTTGTCATTCTTGGTTTAAAAGAAACAACAAACATTTCATCTTCTGTATAAGGCAATTGTTTATAACTTAAAAACTTAACAAGTGCATTTGAAGATCCTTTTATTTCATCAATAGAAACTGTAGATACAATCCTATTGTCATTAGCAAGAACCAAGTAAGTACGACCCGTCTCAATAGTTGTTGATTCTTCATCAAATATACCAACACTCCCAGTTTTGTCCAAAATTTCAACTCTTGACCAACCTTTTCCTCTTTTAATTGACTTTACCATACCCATTAAAATAAACGATCCTTTTTCTTCAAAGTCTTCAATTGGTTGAATAAATGCATAATAGTGAGACGGGATAGAAATATTAAATTCTGGAAGATTTAAATATTCGTAAAGGTTTTCTTTTATATCTTCATCATTACGAGGATTATCTGGAAATGTTGCTGCACCAGTTAACCTTAGAGCATTTAGTGCTCTACTATTTACCCCATTACCTTTTGTAAAAGTAAACTCTTCAAGTTGTTTGTAACTGGTAAATGGTCTTGCATCAATATATTTTTGTGCAATATTGTTTGAAATAAATTTAATTCCAGTTAGTCCAAAGCGAATACCTTTGCCTTCAATTTTAAAATCTAAATCAGAATCATTTATGTGTGGTAATTTAATTGGAATTCCCATGCGTTTTGCTTCAATTAAATATTCTGTACGACCATCTTTATCTTTTTCATTTTTAAGAAGGGCAAACATAAATTCAAGAGGATAGTAATATTTTAACCACGCCGTCCAATACGAAAGAGTAGAGTAAGCAACCGCATGGCTTTTATTGAACGAGTATCCCGCATGCGCTTCAAAGTCGTGCCATAAATCAAGGGCTTGATTAGGAGAAATGAACTTACTCGCCCCAGCAACAAACCTATCTTGAAAAATACCGAACTCTTTTGCATCTTTCTTTTTACCAATAATCTTTCTTACTTTGTCTGCCTCTGCCATTGTCATACCGCCAAGGTACACGCAAGCCTGCATAACTTGTTCTTGGTATAGAATACACCCATATGTATCGTCAGTAAATTCTTTCATAATTTGATGAATATAAGAAACATTTTGTTTTCCATGCTTACGAGCAATATAATCTTTACCAATAGTATTCATTGCCCCTGGACGTACTAGTGCGTTAGATGCTGCTAGTTCATTAAAATTCTTTACCCCCATTTTTACTAAAAGGTTTGTATATGGTGTTGCTTCACATTGAAACACACCTTTTGTATATCCATCTGACAACATTTCGTATACTTTTGAATCTGCCATATCAAGAGATAAAAGATCAATATCTTTATAATGATTTGTTTTAATTATGTCAATACAATCTTTAACTACACTTAAAGTTTTAAGACCAAGGGCATCAATCTTAATTAGCCCAATTTTTTCTGCTTCTTCCATGTCAATGCCAACAACTGGAATACGTTCATCAGATCCTGGAGATGAGCGAGTTTCTAAAGGTGCATATCTAAATATTGGGTTTTTGCTAGTAACAACTCCAGCAGCATGAATTCCAGTTCCCCTAATACGACCACGTAGTTGTTCTCCATAAACCTCTACTTCTGGATATTTTTCTCTAAACCATAATGTATTTTTAGATGTACAAAATTCATCCCATGTATCAACAAGTTTTAAAACCTTGTTAACATCTGTAAGTGGAATATCTAAAACTCTTGCGACATCTCGCACAACACCCTTATCTTTAAACTGAAGAAATGTTGCAATAGATGCTACGTGCCTATACTGTCTAACTAAATAATCTTTTACTTCATCACGACGAGTATCTTGAATGTCTGTATCAATATCAGGAAAGTCATTACGTTCTGGATTAATAAAACGGAAAAACAATAAGCCATGCTCTAGTGGATCAATGTCTGTAATTCCAAGAAGATAACAAACCAAAGAACCAGCAGAAGATCCACGACCTGGACCAACCAAGATTCCTTCTTTTTTTGCCCAAGAAATCATATTTTGAACTACAAGAAAATATGGAGCAAATTTTTTATCTCTAATAACAGATAACTCTTCATCAAGCCTTTGCTCATATATATCGTTGCCAAGCCAATTAGAGTTTAACCTTTTTTCTTCTAAGGCAGCAATGGCTAGGTTTGCTAACTCTTGATCTGGATTTTTATACTGAACAGGAAGTAAGTCAAGACTATCTTTAATATCGTAGTCTTCTACAGTATCTGCTAGTAATAGTGTGTTTGAGTATATGTCTTCTCTATCAATGCCCTGTTTTTCCATTGCTGCTTTAATCTCTTCATATGAAAGAAGATGAATGTCAAACTTATTAAATGTTATATCACGATCATGACCATACAAATAATCAAGTCTTTCCATCATACTTGCTTTCTTTTTAGACTTTTCATATGTTGCTTCTTTATTAACTTTTCCATGCGTATTTAAAATTAGTTTAAATTCTTGAACTTCTTTTTGTGATTCATCAACATGATGACAGTCTGGAGTAACTATAGTTTTAATATTAAATTCATCAGCAAGGTCAATAAGATATTTATTTATTTCTGGTGTATTGTGTGGCATAACTTCAATATAGTAATCGCTACCAAAATTATCCTTAAACCACTTGATATGTTTTTTAGCAAGAGCAAATTCTTGTTCTTCTAACGCCTTAACAATAACGCTGCTAGGGCAAGCAGATGTAACAATAATGTCTTCTTTATATTTTTGAAGAATTTCAAAATCAAATCTTGGTTTTTTAAAGAAACCTTCTGTCCATGCTATTTCACTAATTTTATTAAGATTTTCTAAACCTTTTTGATTCTTGGCTAGAAGGATAATGTGATTATAAACAAGATCTTGTTGACCTTCTCTTTCAGACTTATCTCTTTTATCAGATATGTCTGCACACATATATCCTTCTAGACCTAGAATTGGCTTTACACCTTTTGCTTTTGCAATTCGGTACAGTTCCCTATGCCCAGATAAAGTTCCGTGATCTGTGATAGCCAATGCTGGCATACCAAGTTCAACTGCTCGGTCTATGTATTCTTCTGGAGTAGCAACACCGTCAAACAGTGAGTAATGAGTGTGTACGTGTAAGCCTACGTAACTCATCTTACCAATCTGTGTTGGTTGATGATGTTACAGATGGGGTATCAAACCCCAAATAGAATGCTTCTTGTTCAGCATAAGGAATTTTCTTTAATGCTAACTCAAGAGCGTATGGCTTATATGCTGACCAGTCAAATGGTTCTTTGTCTGGTGCAGATGGAATAAGTGTGTAACTTGTTTCAGTGCCTTGACCGTTACGCTTTAATTTCCATGAAATATTTGAGATGCTTCCTGTTTCAAGAGCATACTCACGAATAGTATTAAATGCAGATTGCTTGCTTACACCCATTGACCAAATGGCTATGTATGGCTCTTCAATGCCATCATCTACTAATACATTGCAATAAAAACGAAGACGTGCTCTCCAACCAGCCTTTGGATCTTTACGATGCATTTCTTCAGCCCAGTCACGGCCTTCTGTTTCCATAGTGTCTACAGCCTTGCGCTTATAATCTTTTGGATTTGTGTGTTCTTTAACAACAAGTGCTAAGCCACGGTCTGCGCTATAGTTTGCAGAATCTTCGTCAAGTTCTTCAACGAATCTAATTTTTGCAGATTGTCCATCAGCAAGTTTTAACCATCTTACTTTTGGGGAGTTTTCATCATATTTTGGTTTATCAACTAGGGCATTAATATTTTTGAGTCCCTTTACAATAGTCATATTATTTTTTTCTCCTTGTTTTTATTATTTATAATACTATTCCAAAATGTTTTAAAATAAATATGATAGCAAGAATGCTCCACAATATATTAAACCATATTAAAGTTGGTATAGTTTTTACTGTTGATGACCATATTAAACCTAAACTTGATATCAAAGCAAAAATGTAAAACCACCATATACTGATATCAAATAAAAGACCTGGAATAATAATTACACCTTTTGCAACAAATGCAAAAAATTCAACTGTATTGGCTTTTGTCCAATACTTTTTGTGACCCATTGTTTTTAGTGCAATAAGCCATTCCATATGCCTTTTCTTTTTTTTATTTTTTATAGTCATCTTTTCTATTTTAACATACTGCTAATAGAATTGTCAAACTGGAACTCCAGTTTTTTAATTGCATCATCATCCATGTCGCCTATATCTTTATATTTTTTGTCTATATATACAGAAGTAACAATGGGTCCAAGTCTTTGAATTAACTTATCTCTCATTATTATTCCTGCATCATCGTTATCTGCAATCAAAATAATATTATTAAAATACTTTTCTAATAGTTTTATTTGTGCTGCAGAAACATTAGCCCCTAGCGTAGCAACCGCAGGGAATCCTACTTGATCCAACCTAATTGCATCAAAAGAAGACTCTACTACATAGACAATACTTGATGTTTTTATTCTATGTAAATTGAATAATGTCTTGCCTTTTGGCAGGCCAGGAGTATTCTTAAATTCTTTACCTTCAATTGTCCTGGCAACAAACCCTATACACATACCGTCTGGAGAGTGTATTGGAATTGTAACTGAATCTTGTTTTTCTGAATAGCCAAGGTTAAATTTAATTACTGAATCTTTGGTGATTTTTCTACCCTCGTAGTATCTGGTTGCCCTTGGAGATTCCAATGCTTGATTATTTAATCTTTTAATTAATAATTCATCATACTGAACAAATTCTGGCTTACTTATTAATGCTTTGTTTACTGATGTTTCAATGCTAGTTTCTTGTTCTTTACTTTTAATATATCTTATTGCTTCAAAGTATGTCCTATTAGATATATACATTACAAACTCAACAAGAGTTTTTGTGGTTTGACATCCAAAACAAAAAAACAATCCATGTTCTTTTGATACTTCTCCAGCAGGAGTTCTGTTGTTATTGTGATAAGGACAAAATATAATATAATCTGTTCCATACTCAGCCTCAATGTCAATACCAGCACCAGTTAGTACACGATAAACTTGTTCTGCAGTATATGAATCTTTAACCATTCTTGTCCTCGTAATCCTTGTAGCGATAGTATCCTCTATCAAAATCTACCTGAACTAAAAAGTCTCCCATAAAACCATTTCTGTTTTTTCTAAATACGCATTCAATAATATCACTATTGGTTGCACGACCAAGGGCCATTACCCAGTCAGCATCATAAGCAATTTGTCTAGACCAAGCAGTTTGTCCTAAAGTTGGCGGGGTAGAAAGATCTTTAACATCATCTGGAGTAGCAGATGAAATAGCAATAATAGGAACCTCTTCGCTAATAGACATTAGTTTAAGTTCTCGTGAAAGGTTTTTCATACGTACCGTTTCATTATCAGCCTTTTGGTTTGGTGACATTAATTGTAAATAATCAACAATAACAAAATCTGGTTTGTATTGATCAATTTTTCCACGTATAACTGAAGGAGTTAGATCTCCACCATTGTCATTAGATATAATATGAAATTGTGGTTTACCTGCTAGTTTATCTGCATGCCATTTTTTAAGCATTTCAATCTCTACTTCACCGTTGCTAAGTTTACGATGAGACCACAAACCTTCACCCATAATTGCAAATACACGATTACGGACCTCTGTTTCAGACATTTCAAGGCTTATGATAAGTGGGCTACGACCCTGTTTCCAAGCCTGTACAGCGAAATACAGAGCCAACCAAGACTTTCCAATGCCTGGATATGCAAGAAAGACTCCTAGTTGTCCTGGCATTATTCCAGAAGGTAGGTAGTTATCAAACCCTGGTAATCCTGTTTTAATTCCAATATGTCCAAGATCTTGCATTTTCTTTACGTTCTCAAAATAGGCAATTGCTGATTCAAGGTCTGTTACTTCAATATCTCTAATTGCAGCAGTATTCTTTTTTAGTTCTGATGTTTTTGTAATAAGATGTTCAAGGGCATTTGTTCCATTACCGCCTTGAACTTCAGATGCTGCGTTACGTAAAATGTCTTTAAGGCTATCATTTAAATATTCGGTTTGTAATTCTTCAAGATGATGTTTAGTTGCACCAACACCTTCTACTGGAACAAAGTCTCTAAACTTTTCTACAACTAATGATGCTGGTGGAACTGATTGATTATTTTCTGAATACAGCCTGATAAAATTCCAGACGTCATTATGAGTTCTTAAAAGGTTATCAACATTCGCTTGTAATAATACGTGTATTTGTTTATCATTTAATACTGCAGTTATTAACTTTGCTTCCGTATTATTCACTAATCCACTTCCTTGCCAATTTTCTTCGTTCTTCTCGCTCTTTAATATCTTGCTCTACTTCTATTTTACCACTAAGAATTTTTTCTGCATTATAAGCAAAATAATTCCAAGTAGGATTTTCTGCTATTTTAAAGTAATAATCTAACAAATCATAGCATTGAGAAATACCGTAAGACTCAACAAGAGCATCAGAAGCCCATTGCTCAACGTTAAGATTTATGTTGCTTTTGGCTTCATATTTTTGTAGATGTAGTTTATTATACCTACTTAGCAAAGCCATACGGTCTTTGCGTTCTGCCACTATTCGCCTTTAAATTCTTTTGCTTCGTTACTTTTCTCAATTAGTTTGTTTTCAACAAACTTATACACACGCTCAAATGCTTGATCTATATTTTCTTCATCACGCTTGTAGTCAACAATACCAAGGTCAAACCTTACTGATTGGAAATTGCCTAGATTATGTGTATATCCTAGTGTTACTGATACTTTTGTATTTTTATTTTCTTCCATACCCCACCTTTTCTATTATTAAATATTCTCTGCCCAAACAGGAATAAATCTGCCATCCTCTGTCTTCGTATATGTAAGTATACCGTCACCCATGCGCCTTGTCAATTCTTGGCTTGTAGGTGTCATATTATTTGTTATAAGTCCATCTTTTCTTGGTTGTCCTATATGTATAGTAGCCAGTATAGCACGAATCTCTTTAACCATGCTTTCTGAATAATATGATCTAATTCTAAAACCACGCTCTCCATTTAACTTAGCCCCAACTGGTGGCGGGATCATTCCAGTCTTAATTAACTTAGGCATATATTTTCTATGACGATTAATTAATTTAGCAGTCTCTGCTACTGTATATGCACGTTCCCTGTTTTTTCTAAAATCAGCACGAAGACAAGTTTCAAGTCTATCTTTTGTAATATTATAAACAGAGACAAGTCCTGTGGATCTTGAACTATGATGAAGTCTAACTAAATCACCATTAAGAAACCATATTTTTTGATTACCCTTAATTACAGTGGCGTTATTGTATATTTCGCCCTGAATAATTCCTTTGCTAGTAACCATCTTCCCTGTTCACTTTCTGTCGGTGGATGAAAAAATGATCTTGATCCACAGACCATACAATAAGTTTCCATATGTTGCAAACTACTATATTGTCTATCAATAAAGAGTCTGCCATTGCATTTTTTGCAATAAAGCATTTTTTAATTTTTATCCTTAGTTTGGAATTCCAACAATAATTAAATTTACTGCTAGAGATAAATTACCAGATGCTCCAAATCTTACAGCACCTTCAATTCTAGATGTAGTTACAGTATTTAAAACAACGCTAATATTTTGTCCCGCTGGCGTTTGTCCAATATTAACTGGTGTTGCTGTAACAATTGGAGGGTATTTAAAGTCGCTAAGATCATATGTAAAAGTTTTTTCGTTTCCAGCAGTAACAGTTGCATCACTGTAAATAGGAACATATGCACCAATTATTCTGGTTTCTGATGTTTTTGTATTTTGTTTACCTGCAGTTACAGTATCTATAGTTGTATAGTTATATGTTGCAGATGATACTTGTGTAGATAAATCATTTACAGCATCAACAAGTGAATATAAATATGTAACATCAAGGGGTTGCCCTCTTTCTGGTAGCGGTACTTTAGCCATTATTTCCTCCTATTTGATTATACCAAAACTTCAATGCCTGAATCATATATTTCAAGACCTGCATTTAATACTTTACTTGATGATTCAACTTGAATAATAACACGAACATTTGTTACTCCAGTATTAATAAAAGAGTATGTGTGTATTGGAGATGTTCCATGATAGATTGGGGTAGTATTATCAAATCCAACAAAAATATCATATTTTGGTCTATTTAATTCATCATCCCATACAACAGTAGTAATTGTTTCCGTAATTTGCAATGCTCCAGTAACTGATGCAATAGAATCATCTTCAACAATATTTATTGGAGACCATTGAGAAGTTCTGTTTTTATCATCAGAAACAATCCTATATCTAAAGATATACCCAACACTATCAGAGTTTATTGCTGGTAATAATGCCTTTTTAATAATTACTTTTTTAATACCTGAATCAGCCATTATGATTGTATTCCGCCAGAAACGTCTACAGAAAATCTAAATTCAATATAATTATTTGTGTTAGGATTTTTAATGATTGGCGATGCATCTGCGTTCTGAATAACTGAATATCCTGTTAGTCCATATAATGGATTTACTGTTGCAATGTTTTCTAATCTTAATGAATCTAAAGCAACATAATAATCTGGCGATGGAACTAATGATGGGCCACTATCTTCTTCAAGGACACATGCGTATATTTTAATGTTTGTTACTGCATCCCATGTAAAGTTTGCACTTCTATATAATTCTTGAAGTTGTTTAGTTACAACAAAATATCTTTCAGTGGAAAAGTCATACGCTCCACCACTACTATCATCTAAAACTTCCGCTTCAAGTCTTGCAAATTCATTTCCATTTGTAGATGCAAACTCAACAAGAACTCTTACTGTATGTGGAACTAAGGCTGAGTCTCCATCTTTATTTATTAAAGAAAATGCTAAACGCAATTCATCTGTAGGAGAGTTTTTGTTAAAATCAATTGCAGTTCCAGTTAAGCGTATATAGTTAGAATCTTCTTCAACTACAAAATGATCTAGTGTTGGACCGCTATCTTCGCTAATTGTAAGATGTGCTTCGTCACCTTGAATCATAATAATATTATTTAAAAATCTTGGCCTTTCATATCTTTCGGCTCTGTTTGTTTTAAAAAATATTGGATTATCAGATGCGGTTTGAAACACAGGATCTTCAATTGCAATAATATTATTATTTTCTGGTTGATCAAGTGCTGATAAAAATGTATCAATTTCTACTGCTGCGCCTATAGATTGATATTCCCAATTTTCTGTTTGTGTAAAAGCAAATACAGTTTTACTATCATATGCACCAGCAGCGGGATTAAAGCCTGCTGAATAAATTCCTACTTCTGTTATTTCATATCTTTCTTCTGTAGGTAATTCTGCAGTTAATACAATTTTATCTATACCGCCTTCATTTACAAAACCTCTTGAAGAAATTGGTACACGAAACATTTCAAAATCTAAATTATTTTTTGTTGAGTAATCGCCTAATTCATCTCCTGTTGCCAACGGGGTAGCACCACAACCAACAGCCAAATATGAAGCATACGCTGGAGCCTGTCCAAGCAGGTATTTAGCAATAATATTTTTACCAGTATTAGTTATCATGATGCATATTCTCCAAGGTCTGCCTCATATATTGTACCACTTGTAGTTATTTGTGTTTCTACTTGTTCATCATTGTTTAAATTAATAAACTCAATAACCAAGTCTCCTAATTCATTTAAATAAACATTACTACCGTTTGCCCCATTGCCCTCTTCTGGAATTTTATTTTCTAATTTTATAGCAAATCCAGCAAAAAATTTATCAGAAGTTTTTTGTAGTCCAAGAATATTGTTTGGGTTGTACTGTTGTTGTATTGCAGATAAATTTTTAATTGGCTGATATGATATTTTTTGTCCATTAACAATGTCAGATCTTGTTATACTTAACAATTCTTGACCACCAATATCTTCAAATATTAAATCAGCCATTACCTCTATTGGCACTGCTTCTTCGTCAAACAAAACGGTATCTATTGGTGCTGTTTTAACTGGAGCAGTTTCTACAGAAAACATTCTCATTGCTGGTGTTATTTCTGGTACTGCTGGGGTTGCAGTAATATTTGCAGATTCAGGTGCTGGAGCCTTTATTACTCCAGAATCTAGTGATCTTCCAAAATACTCTGCTTCTTTTTTATTTAAAATTGCAAGCATTGCCATAGAATCTATATGACCATTTGAAAGTGTTACTGATGCTCTTTCATTTGCTGTTAACTGTTGATATGCAGGTACATCATTAAAATATCCTTGAGCATTTACTCCACCTCTACGCTCAACTTCTGCTGCTCCAACAATTCCTATTGCTTCTGCTGTTTTAGCAGCATCAATTGCATTACTAACTACATTGCCTGCTTCATTTGCTAAGTTCCTACCCATTTCTTTTGCCCAGTTTTGGCTATCTGCATAACCCATTTTATACCTCCGCCAAATAAACTGTCATGTCTGGACCATTTATTTTTCTTGTATAATCAATATTATATACTACAAACTTAGAATCTGTAGATGTTACTAAATCTATGTTATTGGAATCTTTATAATTAATATTTACCATATCGCCTAACTGAATTGTTGGAGTTGCAAATATTTTAATACCAATAGATTTTTTAGGTTCCATTAATTTATCAATTAACCAACCCATTAAACTTTCTGCATCGTCTTGTGTTTGAATATATGGACTTTCTAAAGTAAATTCATTATTTCCATAAATCATTCTACTTAATTTAATATTATCAAACTTTTGTTTTTGTACTAATGTAGATGTAATTAATGAAGATCCAGTTAGTTCAGGATTAGCAAAATTGCTTTTCTTTTTAAAATAATTATCAACAGTAAGTTCATGTGTTGTGTCTTGTGTAAATGTTATACCTTGAATTTTTAAATAGTTTCCCGTAGTTTCGTCAAGGTTTAATGCTGTATCTGTAGAGTTAAATATTAAAAATTCTGCCCCATAGGAGTCTGCATAAAATCCAGATGTGGTATATGTTTTAATTCTATTAAAAGTTGGAGATAATTGAGCATAAAGAGCGGGGTATGCACGATCATATTTTATATCAAAATAAGCACACTCTCTCATAATAGAGCCAAACTCTTCAAAATACATATTGTATTTAGGTGGTTGTTGAGAACTTATGCCAGATAGGTAAGTTGATTGAACTACTCCGCTCATTGCATATTTTCTAAATGATTCATTAATGTTTATTACATTATCTCCAAAAAGATTTGTCTTGGTATTAAAGGTTCCAGACTCTTCTGTTTGTCCAAAAGTTTTAGGAATTATTTCAGACAATGTTGACACTGTATTTTGTGAATAATTTGCAGACAGGGCATAAATGTTTTCAAACATACATCTAGAAGATCCACGAACAAATGGAGCCATGTTGTTGTAGGTTGGAAGTGGATCTGGGTCGTCAACTATTTTAATTAACTTATTATTAATATATAAATAAAATCTTCTTATCTTTCCAATATCTTCATACTCTACTGCTAAATCATATACTGTTGGATTTTCTTCTGCAGTAGTTCTATACTGTCCAGTAAATCTTCCGTCATCAACAATAATTTTTGATAACCCGCCCCAAAGTTTTATTGGAATTGCTTCATTGTTAGATGCATTTTTTTTAATTTTATAAAACACAATATTGTTAATAGATATATTAGATTCGCCTTGATTGTTTAAATTTAAATAAGAATTTATATTTTCTTCTGTTAATGCAACAATTTCAAAATAATATCCATTGTTTGTTTCTGGATTAAGAAGAACTGCTAAACCTCCAGATCCACCACCAATGGATACTGGTTTGTCTGGTTGTGCTCCAGAAACCTGATAGTATGTTGTACTTCCAGTTGGTGTCTGAGTACGGTTTTCATTGTTTTCAATTTTACCAATAATTCTTATTCTTGTTCCAAAATGCCTATATGCATTGTCTAATTCTTTGTATACATAAGAAACTAGTTTTATTGCTGTTTCTGTTGTTGTAAATGATGGACCACTCATTACTAAAGCAGAAGACTGAATTGTTCCAGACTGAGTTGATAGTGTGCTGTTGGTTGGAGTTTCTGTTAAATGACTTGATGACATAAAATTCTTTATTGTTCCACCTCTAGATGTTTGCTGTGCTTTGTCATTATTTTCTCCAGCAACGCCCAAAGTTGTTTCTGGTAATGAAATATCTTCTAGTAAGGCTGTTGTAAATAAATATTGATCTTCCATTTCACAACCTCTTACATAGTCATTATTTGACCAATAAGGATTAATGACTGCAGTATGCTCTGTAATTGTTGTTCCAAATTGTCCACGACCGTGTTCAGATACCGCTCCATTTTCTAAAAGAGTTGTACCATCAACTGTTTCAAGTTTTGGAACTGAATATATTCTTATTAAGCCTGTTGGGTATATTTTTCCATTAAAAGGAAGAGATTTAAAATAATTTTGATATTCTTGATTGCTTGTAATCCAAACATTTCCTACACCAGTAACGTTAAACTGTGCTGCATCATATTTAATAATTTCACCGTTAGAATAAAAATATCCTTGATATCTTGTAAGCCAATAAACATTTTCTCCTAAGTCTAAAACATTATTTACAACTACACGATTTACAACAGTTGGAGCCACGGCAGGTAAGTCTGAATTAAGTGGCATTGCGCCTAAAACATATTTACCTTGTTTTGATGCAACCTCATTTATTGTTTTAGTTGAATCAGTTCCTGAAACTTCCCACAATAAGGCAGGTTTATAAATCCAAGTTTTTTCTTTATCTATCATACTTGATTGACGAATAGATCCATAAGATCTTTGTATATATCTAGACGTATAGTTTATTTTTCCATTATTATAAACTTTTTTATCTTCTGATGCTATAGAAATAATATTAGGAACTGTACCAGATGTTTGATTTTCAATAATTCCATCTTGTGTTTGATTGTTGGATCCAGATAAAGTCATATTTATTGTTCTTGATGTTGATAGCATATAGTTTTTGCTCATTACAATAAAATTATTATATTCATCAAAAAACATTGCACTTTGTGTTGCTACTGCTAATTGATTTAAAACTTCTGCAACAGTTTGGTCTGGAGCAATAAAGAAAAACGGAATAATTGGTTCTGATTCATCGGTTTCTCTATAAAATGCATAATTGCTAAAACCAATATAATCAAGCAATAAACTAATTGCGTAACTAAGTGATACCTCTGTTACCAGCATTCTTGGTGCTGGATTTGATTCTAAGAAAAAATAAAAATCTCTTAATTGAAGTTGCAATGATCCAGCAGTAACATCTGCTTGTGGAAAACCATCTGAGTATAAAGTTTTAATAGGAACCCAATAGTCAAACCTTTCTACATTCAGTATTTTTTCATAGAAATTAAATTTAATGTTTTTGCGAATGTAGTCTTTTACGATGCTTGAAGAGTTATTATCATTAAAGGCTTGATCATCATCAAACAAAGATAGCGAGCCAGTTGATGCAAGCAATTGACCTACTGGCAAGGCAGAACTGCCAAGGTCTGAAAGAATCTTTTTAACATTGTATTCAACAACCTTGTCTGATATATCTACCACTAGCCTTGGAGACATTTCAATTAAATCAAAGGTAGAATCAAACTTATTCATTCTTTCTACCGCCACTCTTATGCCACGGATATTTTGAAACTCTCTGTATACCGTGCTGCCATTAGTTCCTTCTTTAAAATATGCGGGATTAGTTAAATCTTTTACAAAAGTTGTTTTATTATTTATTTCTTCATTGCCAAGTATCCAGCCATATGAAGGGGTAAAGGTTTCATATTCATTTGTTGTCCCATTCCAAATACTAAATTCTCCAACTTCTTCATCATTTTCAACAACTAAATAAGAATAGCCATTTATTGATTCTTCTGGTAGTAAAGTTGTTGAAGAAAGTGTTTCTACAAAAATAAAACTGTCTTTAAATTTATCTGGTATATTTGTTATTCCATATTGTAATTCAACATATCCATCATGCTTAACGATTTGTGTTCCATCTTCACGTAAATCATTTTCATTAAATACATAGGCATCTGTCCAGTTATTTCCATCTAAATATTGAATTCTCCATCTTGTTGGAGTTGTTCTATTGCTATTTCCAAAAAATGGATCTGCAAATGTGGTTGTAAGGTTTGTAAAAGTACCAAGATCAATGTCTCCCACGTTTGTTTGCATTTTAACTACAATCCTATTTGCTGGTACATTTTGTTTATAAACCACAAAAGGAACTGCATCGTCTATATAGTAATTTCCATTAACAGTTATATTTGCAATACCTCTTTCAGTACCATTTTCTGTTCTATAAGATGTAAAATATTTAAATTGATCATATCTTGAAGCCATGTAATATCTTGGTCTTCTTGCAAGTTCTCTACCAGAGTTGGATAAAAACTTACCTTTAAATGCTGTTGCTTTGTTAATTCCTGATCTTGGTCTAAATGGTTTGACGCAATCCTCAAGAGAATATAATAATTTTAGTTTTTCTTTAGTAGATGTAAAGGTTTGTGGCGTTCCATCATTTTCAAACCCTCCATCAATAACAACATCTGCATCCGTTGCTCCTGTATAAAATAGACCAGTATCTGCTGGGTCAAATGTATTTAATAATGTTAAGAATTGAGAGTTTTGTTCTTGTGATCTGTATCTATAGTTGCCAAGTTTAAATATATTATCTGGCATATTCATATTCCACTCAGCAAGAACTAGTGACTGAGTTTGTATTGTTCCAGATGTTTCAAAGTGGTTTTTTAATTCGGTACTTTCAAACATTTAGACTTCTTCCAGTGTTACCGATATATTCCAAAGGTCATGATTTGTTCCACCACGTTTTACGACGGAATAACTAAAGTCTGCAAAATATACTTGAATAATTTGATTATATCTATTTAAAGCATTATACTGATAATTCTGTCCTTCAAAATTTGTATATTTATCATAAGCCAAATACATCCAGAAGGGGCCTTGATGGTTTTCATACCAGTCAAGTAGTTCTACGCCACCTGCACCACCATCTGCCGTATATTCATCTGTTGTTCTTATATCTGGTGATAGTCCTGTTGTTTCATTATATTCCGCCAAACCTGCGTACCCTCTTGATGGAAGCATGTTCCAGGATACTGACATGCTTAACTTATCTGCAATGTGATATGAGCGCATACGACCATTAATAGTTCTTTGACGTTGCTCAATTCGCTGGGTATTGAATTGCATATCCCCTCTATTATGATCAGATAAAATAATAAATTGATCTAATAGGTCTGGATCTGTTTCTGCTGTATCTGCTCCAACCTCAATGCCAGTAGGCACGTAGAAACCATTGCTAAGCGTTCCAGCATTGTTTGCCCACAAAATTCCTTGTGGCCTACTAAATCTACGTCGTCCAGTTAAATATGCGCTGGTAGCCATTATTGTCTTTGTCCTCTAATTCTTTGAGCATCAACATTTTTAACTTCTCTCATAACTGCCCGTGCAATTTCGTTAGCATTTGCAGTATTTCCATTAATGTTAAAGCCTAGATTATAATTATACACTGCCGTTGAATTATCATTCATAGATGTAGAAATATTGTTTATTGGAACTACCGTCGTTCCACCCATACCATTAAGCATTGATGGATATTTAGAATCATTAATGGTTTTGAGCATTGGACCAAAGCGTTGTGCTGCTGCTTTATTTACAACAAATTCTCCAGGAGTAAGCATTGCTGGGATGGTATCTGCACCAACTGCTTTTCCTCCAAATGCCATATATTTTGTAATTCGTCCACCAAGATTTTTACCAGTTATTGAGTTTATTTTTGTAATTGTACTAGCAATCTTTGCATTTAAATCTTTAATTCCTTGAAGAACTGTTGCTCTTTGTGCATCTGTAATTGTTTGTGGAGTTATTGTTGGATTTGGTCCTGATGCCCCTGCTTTAATTTCTGCAAATGTGGTTGCGCCAGATCCTAATTGTTGTTGTGCTTTAAGCGCTCTTTCCAAGGCTGCTGCAAGTGAGTTGGCATTTCCTGCTTGACTTAAAAGAACGGCATCAAATTTAATTCCTGCTGCTTCTGCTGCTGCAATTAATGAATCAAGATTATCCATTTCTTCTTTTGTACCTTTGGCATAACCATATCCTTCTTTTGTAACTCTTACTTGTTCATTAAGTGCTGTTATATTTGAATTAATTGAAGCAATTGTATCTTCAATTGTTTGTTTTTGTGATTGTAAGGTTTTTAATTGTGTTGCTTCAATAATATTAATTTGAAGTTGAAGTTCTTTATTTTGTTTTTCAATTGCATTTCTTCCAAGTGCTGCAATGGCTGCATCACGAGTAGCCGTTAGCGCTTCTTTTTGTCCAGTTACCGCTGATTGCGCTTGCTCTGCTCTTGCATCTTGCATTAACTGTGCTGCTGAAGAAATATCTCCACGAGTTAAAGCATCTGCAATTGACAATCTTTGTCTTTGAATATTTGCAATATCTTGATTGACTGATGCAATTTTTTCTAATGCATCTATTTGTTTATTATATTTTTCATTAACAGCATCTTCCTGTAATGCTATTTTTTCAAGAGCAAGATTGTTACTATCAATAACTGCTTGAATAGGTTCAATTTGTGATCTTGTAACTTTTTCAATTTGTGCATTAATATCTGCTAATTTTCTTTCTTGAGCAGCCAAAGCATCATTTTCTTTTTTAATTTGTGGTGCAAACTGCATATCAATAAGTTTTTCACGAAGTGCTGCCTGAGCCTGTGCTCTCTCTAATTGTGCTTTAAATAGATTTGGTCCAGACATGTACTGGAACTCTGCTTTTGTTTGATCAGCCAATGCCTTTTTATATTTATTTACTAATTCAATAATTTGTTTTAATGATTTACCGTTACTATTTTTAACAATTAATGATGCTATTTCTGCATCATTAGATAACTCTGTTGCAGTTGCTTCATCAATTTTTGCTTTACGTAAAATCTTAAATGCGTTTGTTTGATTTTGAATACCTTTAATTCTTTCTTCTAAGGCATTTGGTTTTCCTGGTGCATTTGGTCCATCTGGATTATTTGGATCTAAAAGACCAGTTGTTTTATTAATTTTTTTAAGTGCTTCTCCATAAATTTTGTCTATTTGTTTCCAAGATTCTGCAAGAACCTGAAGATCTGTTGATTGAAGTCCTTTTATAACTGGACTATCTTTATCTAAAAGCCCAAGGTTTAATAAAGCAATAACTTTCATCTTTGAAGCAACATTACCTAATACTGGTACTAATTTTGATCCTTCTATTCCCATTGCTTTAAATGTTTCTAGTAATGCAATTTTTTCTGCTTCTTTTCCAAGACGGCTATATCCATCTAAAACTAAATTAAGACTATTTTTAAATTGCTCTTCATCAATAAGTTTAAGCCTAAATTGTCCAGCAGCAGAACTCATAATAGTATTATTAAATGTTACAAGTTCTGATATTGCTTTTTTGGCATCGTTAGTTTGAGTTGTATATGTTCTAACTCCAGCCTTACCTCCACCAATAGTAACTGTTCTTGTTAAACCTTTGTCTATTTGTTTTTGAAAGTTTACAAGTAATGGAATTATTTGATTTTGTAAATCTTTAATAGAATCTGCTGAAAAATTTAATGATTTAACATCTAGTTTTACGCTAGTCTTTCCAGCCTCTTCACGAAGGGCATCAATAATTGTTTGTATTTGTTCATTAGCAAATCCTCTTGCCCTAAGATCAATAGCAATAGATGTAAATGCAAGTCTTGCTTGTTCTGCTGTAGATTTAGATAATGTCTTAATTGTTGATCCATATTCTTTTTTAAATCCTTCACTCTCTCTTAATCTATCCCTTGCACTTCTTGTTGGTTGATTAACAATTTCTCTATTTTTCATTTCTATAGGAAGTTTTGATGGAATAATATTAAAGAAATCTCCAAGTGTTTTAACTTGTCCAGTTGTTGTTTTCATGGCATTTGATAAGCCATATATTGCTTCTTGTTCTTTTGCTCTAGCATTATTTACTAATTTAATAATTCCTATTCCTGCGAGTAATGCTACAGATGCAAGTCCAAACCCAACCTTAAATCTAGATATAAGTTTAATTATTTTTTCTCCAGTAAGTAGTTGTATTACTGATGATAAAGCAAATAATGGGCCACTTATTTGAAATAATATTTCAGAAAACTTTCCTAGGTTACCTCCAGCCATTGAGGCCACACCTGATAAAGCAGATAAAGCAAATGTACCAGACATAAATGCTTTATTTAATGTATTCATTCTTGCATTCATTGCTGCTGTTCGTCTTTGTTGTTGTGTTGCAAGAAGTTGTTCTCTGTTACGTCTTGCATTTTCTGTTATTACTGATAGCGGAACTCCTGGTGTTCTAGGTGTACCGCCACCAGTTCCAGCAGCACCTCCTGGTATAAATAATCCAGATGGTGTTTGAACCATCCCTGCTCCAAGTTTGCTTCCTACTGCCTTAGCATCATCAATATATCCTTCTGCACCAACAATAAATCCTTGAGCAATACTTGCTCCAACCATCTCTGTTTCTCTTGATGGAGATGCAACTTGTGCTTCTTTTGCTGCTCCTACTGCAATCTTTTTTGTTACCGCTTGTGTTACTTTTGCACCAACATTTCCAAGATATGGAGTCATTTGTTTTGTTAAATCTTCAACGCTTGCTGTTACAGAATTTGTAATGTGGGACATTGTTGCAACTTCCCAATTATTTAACATTGGGTTAAGTGTTTGGAAAGATTTTACAGTTTTTCCTCTACTTTGTGAAAAACGTTCTGTTCTTCTAAATGCTTCTGGATTTTCTCCCATAGCAAAAGTTTGTGCTGCTGATCTTGCACCTCTATATGATCCTGCAAAAGTAGTTCTTCCAATTCCGCCCATAGATCCAGAGCCAACACCAACTGGTCCAACAGTTCTAATTTGATTGATAGCATTTTCAAGTGCAACATCAATATCTTTACCAGCAATTTGTATTCCTTTTGCTGCATCACGAAGTGCTGGAACAATTATTTCTTCAAGGTCTGCATCTTTAATAAATTCTCTTCCAGATTGATTTAAAGCATCTGTTGCTGTTTTTGCAAAAAGATCTGCTACTGTAGCAAACTCTGTCCTAAACTTAGGGTTATTAATTCCAATCTTAATATCTCTTGCGATAACTGCAAGTAGTGGTGCCATAATTCCTCCACCTGCACCACCCATATATTGTGTAACAGAAGAAGTTGCAACTCCTTTTCCACCAAGTTGACCCATAAGTGTATTAATTGATTCTGGTAAAAACATTGTTGCATTTCTAAAACCCTTACCCATTTGATATCCAGGAATATTATCTGCAATCATTCCTTGAATTAATGGAGCATATTTCTTTGCCATTGCCGTTGGAATAACCGCTTCTCCTGGAGATAGCATTGCTGGCACTACATCCCCTGCTCCTTTTGGTCCAGGAACTGAAACAATACCACTTGCCAATCTTCTAGCACCTCTACCTGGTAACATCATTCCAGGATTATTCATTGCAAAGTTTCTTGATGCCCCTGCTGCAGAATTATATGCTGCTATAAGTTTGTTAATTGCAGTCGCTTCAGCAGTAAATGTTTGTGTTAAATTTGCGTGTGTTTGGTTAAGAGAGTGTGCTGCTGCTGCTGCATCAACTTGCTCCATCGTCATATACTGGGTTTGTTCTCCTAGTATTTGTGATTGACCAGTTAATCTTTGATACCCGCCACGTAATGTTAAAAATAATTTAATAATATTTGCAATACCGTTTGCAAGCAAACCAAATGTCATAAGCAATACAGGTCCAACTGCACCAATACCTACTGTTAATAGTGTAATTAATTTTTTAGTTCCATCTGAAAGGTTAGAGAATTTTTCAAGTATTCCACCAACAAAATCAATAATTGGAGTAACTGCCTGCAAAAATGCTTCTCCAACTGGAATTAAGGCTACCTTAAGATCTTCAACACTCTTTTTAAATTTGTTCATAGAAGACTCTGCAGTCATTCCTAATTCTTTTTCAGATAAAGCAGAAAGTTCTTCTACTGAAGAGTTTGCTAAATCAAGAACACGAGCAGCCTGATTTCCATCTTTTGCTACGTTAGCAAATAAGGTTGATAGACGTGCAAATTGGAATTTACCAAACATTTGCTCAATTGCTCTTGCTCTTGCCAATGGATCTAATTGATTTAATGCTTGAGCAAATCCAAGTACAGTTGCCTTTAAATCTCCTTTATTTTTTTCAACAATTGCAGTTGCATTAATTCCATAAGAAGCAAGCATATCTGATGCTTTTTTAGTTGGATTAATTAATGCTGCAAGACCAGACTTAAGTGCGTTAGCACCTTCTGACGCATTAATTCCACCCTCTTTCATTGCTGCTAAAAAGAATGCTAGATCTTTTACATCTCCGCCAAGTTGTTGGATTACTGGTGCAACTTTTGGAATTGCAGTAGTAATATCATCAAGAGATACTACTGTTTGGTTTTCTACTGCGTTTAAAAAATTAATAGAATCTGCAAGTGATTCAGATGACATACCAAAAGCATTTTGTAATGAAATAGTTGTTTCAAGCGCTTTTTGACTATCAACCTGACCAAGAATAGAAAGACGTGTTGCTTCTGTCGTTTGGCGTTGAAGATCTAAACCTTGAAAACCTGCTGCTGCAGCATCTGCTGCTAAGCCAACTGTTGTAGAAACTGCTACACCATATTTTGTAAATTGTTTTCCAAGTTCTGTAATATTATCTAAGGCTTGCTGAGTTTCTTCTTGTGGTGTAAATAAATCTCCATAAACCTTTTTAAATCTAATTGCTTGGGCTTCCATTTCCATAAAAGTTCTAGTTGCTGCAGTTCCAACAGCCATTAATGGAAGGGTAAAACCAACCATCAACTGACGACCAGCCCATTGAGTATTCTTACCAAAGTTTAAAAGATTGGTAGAGCCTTGTCTCATTAATTGATTAAATAGTGCCTGTTTTTGTGCTGCTAATTGAAGACTTGTTTGATAGTCTTTTAGATTCAGTTCTGTTGGCATTACGGCAATTGCTCTCATTGCCCCGTTTGTATCACGACCCATCTTAATAAACTGGGTTTGTAATCTTTTTACACGCTCTTCTGCTACCTTGCCAATTGTGTCATACTCAGATTTAAATAATTTTCCAAATGTTTTTGTAGATGCTCCCGCATAGCGGAAGTACTCACGCATTGAAAATTTATTTTTTTCTAATGAATCAGTAAATGATTCTGCAGATGTTTTAACTGTACGCATTTCGGCAGTAAATGCACCGATAGCGTTTATACTATTTAAAAGATTTTTTTGTAAACCCTTTTGAGCAAGGGCTGCTGCTTCACTTGATCTGGCTATTGAGGTGTGAAACTGAGATATCTGACGTTGTAATGATTTTAGTTGTGCTAATGCATTAGACGAATCAATATTAATGTCAATATTAGCATTAACATCAGCCATTTAGTTTCACACCTCTTTTAAATTATTCAGCCATAGTTACGCCAAGAACGTCTGAAACTTCAGCAAGTTTAATACCTGATGCTGCTTCTACGATCTTGTAAACAGTTGGGAGATCAATATTCTCCTCTAGTTTTTTTACGTCTTCAGAGAGTTCTGGCTTGTACTGCTTCATTGCAATCTGTACACACTCCATGAGAATGTCCATAGATTTTGCATTATCTTCCGCCACTGCTCCCACACCCTCAAACTTCTTCATGAATGGACGAAGTAGAGAGATTTTTAGAGGACGTACTGTAACTTTTGTGCCATCAATTAGCGTAAGGGTTTGTTCCTCATACGTAGTTGTTGCCATTATTTCCTCCTATAGGTTATGTCAATTATAGCATGGTGATGCTTATTTTTTATTATTTTATTTTGTTAAGTCTTCATATTCTAGACCCATGCCAATACCAAACCCTGCTTTCTTGGCATTCTGTCCTTGAAGGGCCAATATGTCTCTACTATCTTTTGTTGCACCTCTACTAAATACTCTAGCCTTCATGTCTTCCCATTCTTTTTGTCCCCTGCTAGATCCAGACTGTTTATCTAAGTCTACCCCCTGAATTGCAGCCAAAAACTTTTTTTCTTGGTAATCAAGTTCTCTGCTACTTGAAAGTGTTGCTATTAGTTCTGGCATAGATAGTGATTCTTCTAATTCTTTATAATCTTTCCATATTCCCAGCAAAAATACCTCAGATTCAATCTTTGCTAAATCTAATTCTGACCAACTAGCGCCACTATCTGTTGCTTGATCTTTTACTGTTTCTTCAGATTTTTGATTTATTTTTATACCCGCCGAAATATCTAATACTGTATATATTGTTGGCATATCAAGACTATCTTCTATATCATATTTTGTAAATTGTATACCTGGATAATATTGTTTCATTGCTATTCTTACACACTCAACTAAAAAATCTATAGCCTCATCATCATTTTTAGCAGTTTTAACATATTCAAATGCTTCCATAAAATCACGCAAATATTTTATTTTTAATGGAACAATCTCTAATTCTGTGCCATCAACAAGTTTTATTATTTTATTTTTGTAAATAGTTGTTGCCATAATCTTTCTATTCTATCATAGGCAAAACAAAAAACCCACCTAATTAAAGGTGGGTCTAGTGTTAATCCAAAGTTAGATTATGATTGTCCCCAAGTACGATCTACGATCTTACCATAGGATCCTGATGCATCTTCTGGAAGAAGACGGAATGAAACTTCAAACATTGATGCCTCGTCACGCTTTGCGGATACAGTTACGTTTTCAATTGATAGAGCACGATATGCTGTATAAACACGCTCAACAGAGTCAGAGTCATCACAATCTCCAGTTCCTGGTCCAACTGCAACGATTCCTCGTTCTACTGGACACTCTCCAAGTTCACCTGCTGATAGATTTAATGCTCTACCTGTAGATGCTGCCTTGTTTCCTGTAAGTTGTGCATCAGAGAATGCTAATGCAAGAAGCAAGTTTTCTAATGTTGCTTCAGCAAAAGCGGTAGCAAGATTAACTTGCATACCTTGCTTATATAGTTTTGCAACGTCAAGAATTTGGTCTACCTGAACTTCACCGAAGTCTGGTTGGAACTGTAATTCTAAACCGTTCATGGTATAACCAATGTTAGTGTAATCTGCTTCGTCTGATAGTGTATCCTTAAAAGATTCGCTTGCATCAAAAGCCTCCAGTGTGCCTGGAGTTAAAGTAGTATCAGCAATAAAAAGTGCTGCTGCACCAACAATAATGTTGTTTGACGTACCACGGCTATATGGCATATGTATTCACCTCTTTCTTAAGTGTATTAAGTTGTATGGCGTGTTTCCTCAAAACCAATTATACCGCCATTTATGTGTATCTAGAGTCAGACTCAGTCTTTATATGGTAGTCATACTCTATAATTAGTTTATTTACAAACAGGGTTCTTGCAGAAGCCAGTTCTGCTACATCTCTGCTTTCGTCTGCTTGATATACCCTTGTATTATGAAAAAATATATTATATGGTATTGAAACGTTGCCCTGATTATTTAATATTGGGTTTGCAAGGCTATAAGAATTTATATCTTGGGCTGATGCGTCCTCACGATCAAGGGCATTTGATATAACACGAACTGAGTCTATTAATTTGCCTACATCTGTAGAATATATAAAGTATATAAGTTGTTCTCTTTTATGAGCATAAAATGGGGTAGGTCTAAATCTCATGAGTCTGTCATAAACAATTAAGACTGGACTTTCTGTTTGTCTTATTTGAATGCTGTCATTATAAAGGTCTTCAATATTAGTTGGAAATTGTGCTGGAACCATGGGAGTTGGGTTTACCAAGTCAGAGTCTGCAATAAGATTATAAAATGCTAACTCAGATAAAACATATCTATTTAAAAATGTTGGCGGGAATCCAGTATCAGTTAGTATAGTCATAGATCTATTCTACCCCAATTGTTGCATTAGTAATCCACTTAAAGCCTGTATCAACACCTTTGCTTTTACCCATTTTTGATCCAGCCTTAAGATTCTTTTTGTATAGTGTTGGCTTTTTAATATAATCATATAGTCCTGATGCCCTTAAAAAAGATTGTTTAAAATATCTAATCATAAATTCGTCAAACACAGACTCAAAACCTCTATATACTTCATCTCCACCTGGATTTTCAACTTTAATTGGTTTACTTGTAAAAACTTCTCCGCTTGGTCCATTAAACTTTAAAACTTTTGATTTTGTTGGTGCAATTGTAACTGGAATTCCATTTTCCATAATTCTTGCTTTATCATAAAATGGAGCAGTCATATTTTCAGAAATTGTTCTTGATTGTTTAAAAGTAGAATTTAAAGATAGGCCTAAATTACTAACGGTATACTTTAAATCAAATAATCTTGCACTAGGACTACCTGTTTGATTCCATTCATAAACATGGTGAAGTGCTTTTGGATTAGATCTTGCTTGTACGTCAATATATTGAGATAGAGATTGAATTACTCCATGACCTAATTTATCAAGAAATATTTTTTTACCACGCTTTACGCCTTCTAAAAAACCAAAAGAATAGTTTACAATATTGTTCATTTGCTTAGTAAAAGAAACGGTGTTAGTATTAACAATCATTAGTCACCTACCGTTTGATTTTCAGTTCTACGCCATAACATTTTATAATATTCTGTAGATCCAAATGGACCAGTAAATGGCTCAACTGTTGCTATTTCATATATAGTTCCTCTACCAGATCTTGGTCCAGCAGTTTCTTTATAAATAATGTTATCATTGGCATCTCTTACATTTGTAACAAGTATGTTTGTTGTTGCGTTATTTGCATTATTTGAAGAAAGTCTTGGATCATTTTTGGTTCTTGCAATAAGTTTATTTTCATATTGTAGAAATGCTTCTGGCTTTATATCTTCTGTTCCCAAACCACCAACTGGGGTAGCATTACAAATTATTGTTCTATCGTAAACCCAATCTTTTTTAGGCTGACCATAATCACCTTGTTCAAGAATTGGAAAATATATATCAGCCTTCATTGGAAACATAAAGTCTGTAACTTCACATGAATCCATTATAATACTCCAGGACGAACAATATTATCAACATATTTAGACAAAATTTTGTCTACAATAATATTTCCAGTACCCTCAATCATTCTCTTATCGTATTCAATCTTAAATTGATCAGTGCTGTAATTCTTTACGTATCTCTTATAATAATCTAATTTGCCACACTTAATGTCTTCAATAAGTAGATTTGTTGCATCTTGAATGTCAATTGGTACAACTTTATACCCTGTTTCTAATAAAAAGATATAGTCTACTCCAGTAGGAAATGCTACTCCTCCAGTAATGGTTTGAGTATTTCCGCTATCTTCTGTATCAAATATTGCAAAAGAATCTGAAGAGCCTAAAGGAATTCTTGCTGGACGTCTTTCTGCTCTGTCTACTGAGTCTACCGCTACTATTGGGTCTTTTGTGATTGCAGTTTTATCTTTAGTAATAAGATAATTAAAATCTCCTAATGCTGGACCATTTTCATCACTTGTGTCATACATCAATTGTGTATTTTCATATGCCTTTAAAATTTTATGTGTTCTGTCCCAAAGAGGAATGTAGTCTGTTCCCTGTCCAACAACTTCTAAAAATTTACGTCTATAGTAAAATCCATCAACTATTGAATCAATAATTGCTCTAGCAAGAGATTCATGTTTTTTATATTCTGCAATCTCTGTTGCAGTTGTTCCTAATGTATTTGGATCTACATAAGGTCTTTCAATTTGCAAGTTATCTTCTACAACAATATCTCCACGATCTTCTACAACGTCTCCACTTTCGCCCAAGTCTTCATGTATTTTTACAGTATAAGACTTATCGTATAAAACAAAATCATCTGTTAATGAATAGGTTATTTGAGAATCTGCATCTGATGTAACATACTCAACAATTTCTCTTTGTTCTGGAGTATCTTCAATTACTAAAACATAATCTGTATTTGCATCTGGAACTGTATAAGTTACAGAAAGCGGGTATGGGGGAAGACGAAGAACTACTGACATTATGCTTTACCGTAATATGATGCTACCTCTTCAGGTGATGCTATTCGCACTGCCTTATGATTTAGCCACTTTTCGGATGCCTCCTTGGTTACTATGTTATACCCCACTGAAATTGGTTTAAGATTATCCATATGTAAATTCTTTTGTGAGTAAATTGCTACCTTTTCTTTTACTTCTTTAACTTCTTGTTTTTGTTCTTCAGATGGCATCCAACTAGCAATAATCTCTAATATTTCAAGTTTAGTATTTGAATCAAATAACTCTATATTATTTTTTTTAGCATATGCTTTTAGTGCCATAACAGTCTTTTTTGATAATTCTTCCATTGTAATTGTCATATTTTATCTCCTACACTCATTTGTAATTATACCATTATAACAAAATAAGGAGGGCAGTTTTATACCGCCCTCCCTTTTGTATCTAAAGAATTAGATATTATGAATCAGCGCTATCTGAGTCAACATAAGCAACTGCATCTAGTTCTTCCCATGCAATACCAAAGCGTACGAATACTGTATATTCTACAGTGTCCTTCTTTGGCTTGTATTCACGGTTTACAGTGATGTCTCTCTGGAAGCCCCATACACGGTTCTGAGGGAATGTTAAATCAACATAACCTGCAGGATAGTAAGGAACTTCTAGAACGTCCACTCCAAGAACACGAGTTGTACGTGCATCTCCGAATGTTTGTGCGCCACCGTCTAGGTATGCTTGACGGTTTGCTTGAGTGCTACCAATGCGATCTGAGAACGCTGATGAAATAGCATCTGCAAGTGTACCGTTGTTGCGAACAATGCCAGCAAATGCATCAGTACCTGCGTAGAACTTAAGGTTTGACTTAAGTGCACGGTACTTACGAGGCATTGCTAATAGCAAGCCTTGCATTACTGAAGTTGTATAGTTGTTGTCTGCTACTGTTGCAGCATATTCGTGAGCATCGTTTCCGACTGTTCCACGAGTTTGCTTTACGAAGCCTGACATAATAGATAAGAAGTCTCCAGTTGCGCCATCGCCGTTAATAGCAAGGTCTTCAATATCGTTACCGAATGCATTTGTCATCAATCGTACTAAACGATCTTCTAATGCACCGCCTTCAATATTATCTTCTAGTGACTCTGTGCTTACTTCCCAATCAAGACGAATCTTCTTAGTTGTAAGTTCTACTTTAGTAAATGTTGCGCCAGTGTTGGTGTAGTTTGGGCTACCCTGTGCTGCTGCACGAATAACACGCTCTCCAACGTTGACCTTCTCAATTTCCATGGTGTTTGCTCTCATGGTAACTCTACGGCCATCCTTAGCGAGAACTGTTGCATCCCACACGTAGTCAATAAAACGACGTGCTTGTTCAGGATTTAGGATACCACCAGCGGCTCCTGTTGGATTTACAGCGTTGGCACCAGTTGTTACACCAAAGCCTGCTGTTGCTGTGTTACCAAGTTGTGATCCTACAGACGCTCCTGCAGAGTCTAAACCTGTTGCACTTCCAACACCACCAGATACCAATGCACCTGCTGAGTTAATTTCAGCGCCTGCACTTGCTCCTGGATAGTTTTTTTCTAGATTTGTGTTTTGTTCCGACATATTGTTCACCTCCTAGTGATATATACCTTAGTTAAATAGGTCGGTTGATGTGAGGAAACGACCGCCCCATAGGGATTTCTGAACCACTTGTGGTGATTCCTGCACGATCTCGCCTAGATCGCCAGACTTGCGGAAAGCGGTGTCTTTTTCTACAAGATCTACTCGCTTGCCAAACTCATTAAAGTTACCCTTGATATTGTTAACATCTGCTGTTACTGCATCAAGAGACTTTGTTACTGCTGCTACCTGCTCATTTAGAGTCTTAATAGTTGCAGCAAGATCGCCAAAGGCATTAGTAAGAGAAGTATTAATTTCTGAAACTGCTTTAGCAACTTCTTCTTTAACCTCTGCAACTGGATCAACCACTGCAGTTTGTACTTTCTCTACTTCTACTGCTGCTTCTGCAACAGAAGAATTTGCACTAGCATCATCTGATTTAGCAACAGCAAGTTCTTCAACTACTGGTGCTTCTTCAGCGACTGCAGCGGTTTCTGTTGCTTCTGCAACAACTTCTGTTGCTGCTTCTGCATTTACCTCTGCTGACTGTGCCTCTGGAGCAACCTCTGCATTTTCAACTACAGCGTCTACGGCTGTTTCTGTTGATTCTGTCATTGGATTTACCTCCTTAGTAATCTTAATTGTACTAATGCCTTTAGCACTATCAACTAAGAATTTTATCATTTCTACGTTATTCTTATCGCTTTTTTCTACGAAACCTATATTTTGCATTTTGTTACCATTAATTGGACTAATTGCTGACTCTGAATCAGATAGTGTTACGATACCACTTTCTGCATCCCAGAATACATTTTCAATTTCTGCTTTTGACAAATATCCGCTTACAACATTTTGTCCATTTACTTTTTCAATAGAAAGAATATTTGCAAATTGATTTGCTGGATTATCAACTAAAGATAACTCATGTAATTCGTAATTCTTAATTACACGAACTGTTTTATCCATTTTCTCATCATAAGCATCATCCCAAGTTTTAATGCTTCCACCAATTGAAAAACCAGTATATGTTCCATCTAAAACCTTTTCCCATGCATCTTGTGCACCTTTAGAAACATATGCAGAAACATAAACTCCGCTATAAAATTTTTTGTCATTTGGGTCAAAATATTTGTCTTCTTTAAAAGAAACAATCTTTCCTACTGCTGAAGGCTGATGCATTTCACGAAGATTGCCACGGAAATTCTTAAATGCCTCTATACTTGACTCTGTGGTCACGATATCATTTTGACGATCAACGTTATCAAGCGTTGCAAATCCTGACACCATACGGCGTTCAACGTCTATTTTTCCGATAGGCATTGATAGGCGAACATTGTCACCTTCAGTTACCCAATGAGCCTTGTTTGTTAACATAACTGTTATATTATAGCATTGCTTTATAACAATTTCTCAACTATTGAGACGCTCTACCCTCACCTTGTGGATTACGTCCAGATATTGTTGTAGTTGAGTCAGAGTTATTATTTGTTCTTTCTGAATCTCTTTGACGAGTCCCTGCCAAATTTGCCCTAGCATCTGTTGCTTGTCTTGGAGACATAATAAATGGATCATCTCCATCTGCTCTTTGTGGCAAGTCTAATTTTTCACGAGCCTCATTTGGCGTCATTACTTGTGTTTTTACATAACGTTCAAGGATTTGAGACTGAGCAATTTCATCTGTTAATGTTAATTCATTAAACCTTAACTCAAGAATATCTGTTTTTTCTTTAATAATTTTATTGACAATTTTCTCAAGATGTCTCTGGGCTGGGCGAGAAACCTGCTCTTTAAAGGTTCTATCTTGTGATAATGCTGCTGCAATACCTCCAGAATCAGCCCCTCCAAGTTTAGACATAGGAACTTGATGAGCAATTAAAATATCATCACGATTTTGTTTACGATACTCCTTAAATGATCCATCCTGTATGCCATTTTCAATTGGCTCCATCTTAAATTCAACCTTGTTTGAATCTGTATCTCCAGGAAGTGGGATATACAGAGTTCTGTGAGATTGAGCCTTAAGGCCAGTTTGTAAAAATCTAAACATCTTATCTTCGGCATCCCCTGATAGTTTTGCACCCTTTAAGGTAACTACATATCGTGGAACAGCCTTATTTTCAAAATAGTCAATATTATATTGTGAAGCAAGTTGATCTCCAATAAGAGATGGCATTGCTGCAATAATATCTGGAATACCATAAAAAGTATTTAATGGTGAGTATTCTTTAAGATGAATAATCTCATTTGGTCTTGGATCTGTTCCAATTGGGTTTGGGTTCTTAGCCCCAAAGTTTCTAAAGTAAACTAACTTTTGACCAATAATTTGAACAAAACCATCACGAAGACGACGAACACGAACTGTAGTTGCTGGGATATGACCCACATACCCAATATCTCCAGATACTGTCCTACCTACTTCAATAAATCCATTGCCTGTTGCTTGAAGGTCTGTATAAACCTTTTCCATTGTTTTTGTAAAACTATCATCATCATTAAGGCCTTCTAGCCAGTCACGCAACTCAATCTTTGCTCTTTCAATACGACGACGTGCACGACCAACGGCTTCTTGATCTTCACTTGTTTCAAACCTTAACATTGTTCTATCTGTTACATCAAAACGATAGCCAAGCCCAACTACGTTTTCTACTTTGGCATCAATAGCAGCATGATTGGCAAATGATGTGTCATAAAAGTTTGCTAATTCATACATATTATATGGAGGAGTAATTACGTCAAATAGCCCGTAACCATTTCTGTATACCGTGCCAGGATTGATTTGTTTTGATCCCGCATCTACGCCAGACGGAGTTGTGTTTGCTGCATTTAAATATGCTTGATTTGTTTCTAATCCTGTTGATTTTGTAATATTGCGACTTGTTCTACGACGAAAATTTTGATCAAGTCCAAAATAATCCTTTAATTGATCCCAAGATTTATTAAAAGGATCTTGAGATTTAAATATACTCTCTTCACGCTCTTGTGTATTGAGTCCTATGCGAACATATTCTTCATCAGCCATTTTCGTATGCATCTCTTCCGTGTGTATTTAATGTTTGCTGAGCAGCATGCCAAGCACCCAAATCGTTCATTGAAGGAATTAAACCTTCTTTTAATCTTTCTTTTTGTTCAGAATATTCCTCTTCGCTAACTCTGGTTAGTCCAGGAACAAAAACAGCCTCACCTAAACCATCATCTCCATAATAAACAGCCATTTTTTTTAATTCAGAAATCTTTGAAATATCTCCACGATCTGATGGAATATTCAGAACTGAGCCATTTCCGTCAGAAAACCACTTGCCATTTGATTTCTTATATACGTACAAACCCCAGTCATACTGCTTATCTATTACTTTACGACGCACATTTTGTACATAAGGTTTACCAGTTTTTGGATTTATTAGTGATTCCATAACCATAAGTATAGCAGATTATACTGGTGTTGAAACAGTCGTTGACCATTCTGTTTCTGTATATACCTTCAATTTTTCGGGCTGATAGATAAGACCTTCGCCATCATCAATAATTATCTTATTAGTTCCAATGTAGGTTTTATAAATATCAGATGGATTAATGCCATAAAATTGTGATGACCCAACGACAAGCATTCCATCCCAAGTAAAGTTGTTGAGCCAAAACTGCCAATCAAACGTAGTAATTCCATCGGTCAATACTTTAAACCAAGGTCTTTTTGTAGTACTTTCAATTTCTTGTAAACTGCTTGCTTGATAGTAAGCAATATTATTAAACAATGCTGGGCCTGTAATATTAATGTTTCCAAGATATGAGTTAAAAGAAAGAGGGGTCAAAAATGAAATACCAATTGACGACCATTCTTTAAGTGATAATACTGGTTCACGAACAAGAGTACCATTTAAATAAAATGAAAGACCATTATATTCAATTCCGTTTTGATTTAAAGCAAAAACTTTACCTCTATTTGCATCTGCACTATTTGCCTGAATATAAAACTTAATGCTTCCATCTTTATGATTAATTTCAAATAATTCAGTTGCTGCTGCTGGGAAGGTATTTTGATCATATCTTGCCCATAATTGCATAGCGCTTACTCTATAAAATGTAGAAAGTTCTTTATTAATTGGCAAGGATAGGCCACGATTTTCCAATATATTTAATTCTCCACGAACCTCTATGCCAGAATTTTTTGTTAAATATAAGTATGGAGTGCTTTCTTTATAAATACTAAATGGATTTTTGGTTTTATAACTATAATAGACACCATTTCTTTTATATGGTATTAGGTCTACTCCAAACCTTGTTCCAATAGGATTGTTAGAGTTATCATTTAATGCTTGGGATGTTAACTGCAATCTATTTAGTAAAATTGGTTTACTTAAAATACCACGGCTATTAAATTCAAGGCTATATACAATGGCTAATCTATTAAAGTCTACATCTTTAACTGGATAAATAAGTGTATTATTTAATATTTCAAACCTTGTTGTTTCCCAATCTGGATAATTAGATAAATCAACAATCTTATATTCATTTGGAGTTTCTTGATTTTCAAAATCTGTTGGAATATTTGCACCATCAATTAGATACTGAAAAGTAACATAACTTTTTATTTGTGCCCCAGTTGTATCATAATACATCTCTAAAGATCCTGAGTCCTCTAGTAAGGATGTAGTTGTTGGATACCCAATATTAAATTGTAAAAAATCTAAATCGTAAAACTTTTCACCTTGGGCATTTTCTACGAACTGACCAAAATATGATAGTGGAAGATAGTCTTCCCAATATCCCGCAACTCCAATATCAAGAAAATATTTTTCATATGCCTCTGAAGGTAAAAGTGTGTAACTTGCAGTATGATCAATTAACAACTGTCCATCTTCAATTACTACTATACCATCTGCATCAAAACTATTACATATATCTAAAGAATTTTGAGCAGTAGAAATTCCAATTGAATAAAGTCTTCCTGTAAAAGTATAATTTCCAGACTCATCTCCACAAGCATACATTCTTAGAGCATTTTGATTTCCAAAAAATGCTGGAACATTATTTCCAAATTCATTAACAAGAGTCGTTAGATTAAAGCCAACTGCAAAAAGTTGATTTGATGTGATTGGGTCAGACGTAAATAATAGTTCTGTTGTTCCATTATAAGTCAAAGAGTATTTAATTTCATCTGCATCCTTTATAATTGTAAAATAGTCTCCAGTTAGCGGATTGTATAGTTTAAATAACATTTCTTCTGAAGCAAGATTGTGAGAACTAAATACACCATAAAAACTTTCTACTTGGGTAGATAATAAATTAAATCTAGGAAAATTAATATATGAGTTTATTGAGTTCCAGGTGTTATTTGGTTTAAAAGATAAGAATTTATCACTAATTACTGGACCAGACTCGTTATCCTGTATATCTTTATTATCATCATAAAGTTCTTGTAATGTTTTTGTTCCAATAAATATTTCTGGTAAAACATACTGTGGAGTTCTTAAACTTGTTGGAGTTGTAGCAAGGTTATCAAAAGTTCCTTGGTCCCACTTTGCAAAGTCTGGATAATTATAATTTGCCGTATAGTTAGCAAATGGATAGTCTATAAAAGCGGTTGTTCCACTATAAGATGAGTTAATGTTTTCTGGAGAAGCAACTCCCTGACCATAAACCCACCTGCGTTTTGCAACAGTAATTGGAACCTGATAAGAATATATAGCAACACAATCAATTTCAAATGGATAAACGTCTGCGTATGCGTAAAATCCTAGCCAGTCCTGATTATCTCCATAGGCGTCTAGTTCTTCTGGTAAAACAAGATTTTCTGTATTTATTGATAGTGAAAGAACTTCTTCACCATTTATAAGTAAAGATGCTGCATTTTTAATTAAACGTATATGAATAAGCATTGGTCTAAACCATTCACCAACGAAATGAGAAGCAAATTGATCCCCAATGACTAAAGTTAAAAATCCACTTTCAACATATAGACCATCTTCTGATGCAATTGGTCCAAAAATTTTTTTAGGAGTTAAAGTATTGGCATTTATTCTTGCCCAAAACTCTACTGTATAGTCATTGTATTGTCCCTTTTGATTTAAAAATCCTTTGCCAGGAACAATTAGTGAAGCATCTGTATCTGGTTCTAATCTTGTTACACCACTTGCACCATAAACTAAAGGAATTCCAGAATTTTTACATTTAAGTCCACCCTCTGTAATATAATATCCAGAGTCTTCTGCAATACCATATGCTTGAGCCTCTACGGCTTCTAAACCACCATATATACTAACATCAGAAGGTACGGTAACTGCGCTAATTCCATAAGAACTTGTGTTAAATTCTTCATTCCACTGACCAAGAGTTATTCCATTAAAATAAAATTGATTGTCTGCCGTTTCGTTTGATCCTTCAAACACCTTTATTTTAATGACTATTCTTAAATCTGCACTTACGTTTGGTGTTTCAAAAGTCTCAGATATAAAACCCCACTTTTGATAAAGAGAACTTGTAAAAGTTTTAAGATTTTGAACTATATTTGAAGTGTCTGGGTCTGTGTATTCATAACCAATTGACACTGTTTGTAAAAATATACTATTTGAATAAAAATATGACCCTATGGTAAATGTATCAAATGATGGTTCTAAATCATCAAAATTTAATATTGCATCACTAACCAAAGATGCTTCTAAGGTTTCTCCTACTGGAACATCAACCTCAATAAGATTTAAAACGCTATCTGCAAAAGGTTCTTCTAAGTAACTAGCCTCAACTGTTGCCGTACCATCTGTTACTGTCCAACTGTCTGCTATATCTCTTTGTGCTTCAGATATTAATCCTATATAGTCAAGTTGATCATCTAATGCCCACAAAACTAGCGGATGCTCAGAATAAATCTTTTCTGCGTATAAATTTGATGGGTTAGACATTTTTCTCCTATACCCTTATTATAGCAGGGTAGAGATTAATTTCTAGGAATCCACAACTTTTCATTACCCTTATTGTGATACCTTGCCATTACAAAAAGTAAATCTGATAGCCTATTTAAATATTTTGCAATGTTTAGATTTAGCCCTTCTACCTTCCAAACCTCACGCTCTGCTCTTCTTACAATGGTTCTTGCATTGTGCAAAGGACCCGTAGGTAAAACAAAAGAATGCAATGGCTCTAAATATTCATTATAGTCATCAATCACATTCTCTAAATATATAATTCTTTCTTCTGATATTGTTATGGTTGGAGCACCAGAAAGTTCTGCACCAAGATCAAATAAATCACTTTGGATTCTGTCTATGATGTCATTATGATATTCCGTCGCCATTCCAATAGCAGAGTTGGCTTCATCTACTGCACCTATTGCTTCAATTAAAGAACTGCTTTTATCTATTCTTTCATTTGTAGCGGTAGAAGTTTTTCCATCATCACCAGTTTTTGTATAAATACGTGTTAGATGAACCATTAGTGTCCTGTCAAAGAACGCCAAATATCAACTGTAATACTGTTGGCTATATAAAGTCCAACCAAATTTATAACCAATTGAAGTGCGTACTCAATTTTAGTAGGTTTCTTTTTTTGTAACGGAAACTCTATAACATTATCTAATTCTTTATAGGCCAATCTCATGGAAATATTAACTCTCCTTTAGGACCAGTCCAAACCAATCCAACTGAGTCTCCTATATTTAAATATTGTTGATCTATGGCAAGTTGTCCCCAACCCCACTCATTACGTGGAAATGGAATAACTTGTTTTTCTTTAATAATAATTGCCCAATACGCTTCTGCGGGTGGCATAACTTCACAAGACTCTGCCTTTTCATCTGGCAAACCATTAACTCTACAAACCACACCAAGTCCATACTTTTTAGTACCTTCTATTTTAAGGTTGGCTTGTTTTAAAACATCTAAAGCAAGAATGCTGCTAGATGATTCTACACATTTTTCTAACTTTGTTTGATTATCTAAAACTCCATAATCAACATAAAGATTTATACAGTTGTCATCTGGTTTGTTTATAACAAACAGTGTTGCTCCAACTGCTATAAAAATTCCTAATGATGCTAGTATTTTTTTCATTTTATCCCCCCTTAGTATAATTTTATCTCACAAGCGTCTGTACTGCAATAGGCTTCACCTTGTGCTTCTAGATTTTCTATTCCATCATAGATAGCAGACCAGTCAATCTTTGCAATTTTGCCTACGTAAGAATTGTATTCTTCTTTTGTAATATTGTTATATGGTTGTTGTGGAAATGTTTCATTACCCATTGGTAAGAATGAAACAGCCTTCAATTCACCCTCATAAAGATGAAGTGCTGGAGCCACATGTTTTTTCTCTGTCTCTTTATCAAATGATAGAGTTACAGATACTCCATTATCAGACCAGTATTTTTGAGCGGTAGCAGCCAAACCAATCTTTTCAAAAAGACTTACATCCTTTTCAGAGCGGGGATGTCCAGATGCTACTGGGAAATATACTACTGAAGTATTAGCAGATACTAGGTCTGCTTCTACTTTATACCCCGCTGCTTTAAATAAATGAAGCATTGGATCTGTATTGCCAAACCTTATAGCCCGTAGATAAAATGCTCCTCCTGGACCCCAATGAACTCCAGGGGTAGCACCAGATAATAGTGATACAGAGCCTGAAGGTTTGACGGTAGTTACACGAATTGACTCACGTACACATAGCCATTCAGAGTATGAATGATCGTATGATTTAATTTTTTTATACCCTTCGTCCATCCACTCACGAACGGCTGGCATACCCTTTGTATCTGCAAAAGATGCAATACCAGTTAAAGATGTTCCAATACGACGATTACGTTGCATAATACCATTTGTGGTTTGCCAATGTGTTGGCATAAGTGTTACAGTTTTTCCATATAGATATGCAAACTTTAATGTACGAAGAAAATCTTCTTTATCTTCATGACGATTTAAATGAACTTCTACTAATGTACACAGTTCATATGATTCTAATGGTTGTTCTGCACATGGATTAAAGCCCATTACACGATAATCTTTTCCATCTGGTGCATCTGCAAGTCTTCCATAATTACGAGCAACATCAAGCCAAATAAAACCTGGCTCTCCATTATCTGCAATTAGATCAACATAATCTTCATAGTTTGTTCCAACTTCTGCAGCGATAGAGTTATTAGACATCCATGCCCATCCTGGATTTTTTGGATCATAGGAGTTGCGCTCTGGAAAAACCTCTGCATTTTTTAAATTACTAAAATCTTTGTCATCTGCATCTCCTAAAGCAAGAGTGGCAGAACGACGAACATTACCAGAAACTACGCAGGTACCAATAAGATTAACAATATCTACAATTGCACGGGAATCAAATTTATCCCCCGCTCTAGATCCCACAATTTTGGTAATGCGGTTATGTAAATCTATTAATGGTTCTGGACCACTGGCTACCCCGCCAAATCCCTTAATAGGTGCCCCCAAAGGCCTTATAAGGTCATATGTAAACTGTTGTATAGGTTGGTTTGAACGAAGGTATGAGTTTATTAATAATCTTACAGACTCAACCCAGCCCTCTCTAGTATCAGGAATTTCATATACTGAAGGTGGCTCTGTTGGAGCATAAATTAACATTTCTTTCTCTTGTCCAAGGGTATCAAACCCTACACCTATGCCTAACATTAATGCATCCATTACCCAAGCAAATAATGCTCCTGGATCATTACGATCAATATCACGAGTAGAGACCATTGCACAATTTTGTAGGGCAGCAGAGTTACGCTTTTCCATAGTCATTGGGGTTCCAAAAGCCCAAAGGCCACGTCCTGGTGGAGTCCACTTTAATTCAAACATTCTTTGAAATGCTTCTTGGGCAGATTTTTGAGCCTTATTATCATTCCATGGTAAACGATTTTCCTTAGCATGATTCTTTTGAACTGAGTACATGCCCTCAATTACACGTTTACAGACTTCATACCATCTTTCTTTTGTTCCGTCTTCTTTCATACGAGAATAAGTACGTATAAAAGTAATCTCTCCTAGAGAGTTTGAACCAGCATCTGAGAATCCGAATGGG